TCAGCAACCATTGGATTGTCTTTAACTGGGACTTTATAACTGCAAGGTCAATAGTGATATTGTTCACACGGTCATCCATGGCGCCCATATCTCGGGCGCATTCCTCCCTTGTGACAAATACCTCCTTCAGACGCTCAATGTCTGCCCGGTCAATCATCGAATTTCACCTCACAAATGACTCGAATCTGTGGGGTTGTTCACAATTCCGAATCCGACGAGCACAGGCAAGAGGACATTCATAAAACCGTTTACGGTTTCAGAGATATCAATCTTGCAGAACGTTTTTACGAGGAACACAATCAGCGCCGCAATGCTCAACCACAGCGCCCAACTTTTCAGTCGATTCTGTTTCGTTTCCATGAAATACACCTCCCCCAGCCATTGTATCTTCCAAGAACTTATTTGTCAATTCTTCCAGCTCGTTTTCATCAGGCATGATATCACTCCATCACAATGTCAGCAGTTGGGAATTGCTTCAGAATTGCAGATGCCTGTGTTTTGCTCAAGCCAGTTATCGTGGCAGTATATCTGGGTTCTTCTGCCTTTTCAAGCGCCTCCCAAGTTTTGGGACCGACAACCCCGTCAGCAGTCAAGCCCATATTGCTCTGAAATGCCTTGACTGCCTTTTCGGTTGCCTTTCCAAACTTGCCGTCTGCACCATAAGTCCCCAGATCATACCCTCGATTAATCAGGGCGGTCTGTAGTACAACAACATACTCTCCAGAGTCACCTTTAGCAAGAGTCGGTTTGGATACAGTATGTTCTCCATACGCTACTCCCTTCAGCTCTCCCCAGTATGTCCATTTACTATCAGAAACCTTCGACTTGACCACGCCAGACTGCGTACCCTTTGCTTCAATAACCCATCCGTCTCCAATGTAAAGCCCGACATGGCCGTGCCTCTTGTCATCGCCTGTGAAAACAGCAGTTCCGGGCAACATGTCTTTCCCATCATCCCTGCATCCCTTCTTCAGCTTGCCTTTGGAAGTACACCACGAATCGTACATAGTGTTGCTTCCGTGATACATCTTTCCTCCGAGCTGTTCAAACGCCCAAGAGAAAAGCCCTGAACAGTCAGCGACTATGTGCCCAATCCATTTTGCTCCATACTTCACAGTCTGCTCTCTTGTAGCCGCATTCTGCTTTGCCTGAGTCCACTTCTGACCTGACGTACCCCAGATGTAGCCCCAATCGTTATTAAGCGCATACTGAAATTTCTCCACAAGGGCCTGTGTGCTAATCATCAGAACACCTCCGATCCGGTTCCTGCATTGTTATTGATAAGAGGAAGAAGGTGATTTTTCATAAAGTTTCTGACCGCTGTATCCGTTGTTTTCCCAGTCTTTTTGTCGCTTGCCGTTGCGGATGCCATAATACTGATATAGGTCACTCGCTTGTCGTTCGTCTGAGCTGTGACGGTGAAATTAACACCGTTCATTTCCCTCTCATACTTGTAGGTCGTTCCGAGTGATGTTGTGGACGGATCTGTCCACCCTCCTGCGACTGCCATATTTTACCTCCTTGCTATTTTCATTAACCTGACTGTTGTGTGCTTGCTGTACGGAGCTTTTGCTGTCAAAGTTAGCGAGCTTCCAGATATAGAACTGCTGTAATACGTAGAATCGATATTGACTCCGCTCTTCTGCCACGCTGTTCCATCATATGCGAATGTCTGCAATGCAAATAAGGATGAACCTGTTCCAACTGCAGAAGAAGAGGATGTCGGTGTTGTTCTTGTTCTCACATCACAAATTGCCGCATAGACCGAGGCAGTGTCCAAGGTGTAAGTTCTTGATGTATGTGTCGCTTGCGAGCTTGAAGTTGTCGGACCACCTTGCATAATAGACCCTACCAGCTCTGGACTCGGACTGACGTTCCCTGATGCAGGATAATATGTCGATGTTGCCATTTTTATTCCTCCTCGCATTCTGCCAAGAACATTACAATCGTGTTAGGCGTTCTCGAATTGCTCCCGTGAACAGTTACGCTTCCGTTGCTTGTGGTGATGCTTAACGAACCAGAAATCGCACTCGGAACACCAACCTCTGCATTAATAAGATACATATTCGACTTAATCCTGCTATCAGAAAATGTAACCAGATCCGTAGCTGATCCCGAAGGCAGACTTATCGTTCCTGTTCTGGGGACTCGAATAATTCGGCTTGCTCCGATATTTTCTCTGACCTGATCCTTCTGAGCATCATCAAGTGTCTGCTGACTGATTGTCAACACGTTTCGACGCAGTTTGTCCTTCAGGGACTGACCATAAATCATGGAACAGTCAATTTCAGTTGCTGAATTGAAAAACTCCAGACCGTGCGATGAAACAGTCACGCTGTTATCCATCGTATACGTGCCGGAGATAGGCTCTTCAAGCACATAATAGATATAGTTAGTATCATAGGTATAATCTGTCCCAAGTGCAATCACAGACTCAAGGTTCGCCTGAGAATAGGCCAGCCTGTTGATTCTACGGACATAAGTCTGGCTATACGGATTCAGCTCATCCCTGACTGTCCCCACACTGCACAGTCCTGCCGCAAAAATCGCATTGATGGCAATAGTCAGAGGAATAGTGTACTCCACATAGCTCTCGAATGCTTCAGGAGTGCCATTAATCCAATCGCTCCAAGTAGGATAGATTGCAGTATCAGTATTGTTGCCTCCGACAATGTGAATGTATCCATCAGAAGGAACATTAAACAGACCGTTCGCATCAACTGAAACGGAAATCTCGCTTCCGCCCTGCTCTGTGCAGAACTTGATCGTGGAATACGTTCCATCAATCCTGTATCCATATTCATCTGAATATCGAACAACTCTGGCATAGCCTGTGGTATTATCATAAAGATTCCAGCCAGTAGCGGTAAATGATGTCGGGAACGAATTTGTAATAGTCCCCCTGACCTCGACTTCATAGGAAAGATGGATGATGTCACCACTAACAGGAGTGCCTGATGCAATCGTCACGCCATAGGTCGCAAGGTTATAGTCCCAGTCATCGCCATCGTAAGAGATGTTCAGAGTAGTGTCCACAGCGCCTACCTGAGAAATGAACACATCCCAGTCAACCTCGACTTCAATAGGCGCTTGTTCATCCGTTCTTGTTCCGAACGTTATTGTCATATCACGAACTTCAGGCAGGTATCCAGTCCTCACACTTCGTCCACGAATTCGCCTGATCGATGCGACACCGTCTGCAATACTCGCATTGCCTCCAGCCATTCTGACGATGAATACTCCGCTGTTTTCCTGAGTAGTATCAGTATACAAATCGTCTGCAAGTGATACATGCGAGATATCCACATCTCCACTTTCATCAGGCTGTGTACCATTGACCGTGCGCACAACATCAAGCTCGATATTGCCATTTTCAGGCGCATCTCCGTTTACGGTCATCACGCCTGTATTTACAAGAATCGCTCCATTTTCATCAGGAGTATTACCATTCACAGAAATGTTCGGATTTCCAGTTTCAATCTGAATATTCCCTGCTTCATCAGGCGCATTCCCATTGACTGTCATCACACCTGTGTCAATGTCAACATTCCCGTCTGCATCAGGTGCATTTCCATTTACAGTCTGGACAGCCGCATTCAGGATCGCATTCAGAGCTTCAGAAACAGTCGTAGCCTCCAGAGGAAGCGGAGTGTTACCGATCAAGGAAACAACTTCATTAATAGCCTGCGTGAGCGTCTTTCCTTCGATGCCAGTACCAGCAACTTCAGACAGTTCGTCAGAAATCGATTTTAAGGCATCTGTGAGCGTTTCTGAGCCGCTTGGAAGTGCAGTCTGACCTATTTTATTATAGATTGCCACAACGGCTCCAAGGAGGCTTGCAGAGCCTCCAGGAATAGTGCCAGCGCCAACGTAGTCGCTGACCTCTTTGATAGCATCGCCGACAGCCTTAGAATCTGCCGCCATGCCAGTGATTGTCAGGCTTGTGTCAATCGGCGCCTGCTGGACATTTCGACTCGCTTCGATATTCATGATAATGTCTGCCATATTATACCTCCCCAACCGTGTCTAAAATTTCAAGCATCATGGGCAAATTGGGTGTTATTACCTGATCCCCGTCCACAATCGCTCCATTCTCGTCATAAAAAGGATTAATTATATAGCGCACATCCCAAGTGTACGAGCCTGTGGGACGAGAATCAGTATCAGCATTCCTGAACTGCACTGTGAATTCACCATTGACAATCGGATATTGCTTCTGCATCACGATTGCGCCTGTGCCATCTTTTAGCGTAAACAACGCTCTGTCGTTTTCGCTGAAATCATACCCTTCTGAAGTGATCGTGACGCTTCCTGTGTCACCTCTGCTGAGGACAATTCTTGTGTCTTTCACATAAAACAAGCTCATTCCCCCTCTACAAACTCAATAAAGTCGGAAAGTGCCTTGATGTCCTGTGAGCTTATCCGAATCGCCTGAAGATTTACCGCCACCTTCTCAATCTCGAAATCAACCTTTACATCAGAGATTTCTTTCTGTTTACGAGAGAATTTATCGAATGATTCTTTGCTCGTAAACCTGATCGTTCCATCCTCGTTCTCAATACCTCCGAACTCGTCACGCAGTTTGCGCTCTTCCCCTGCCTGAAAGTTTATGATCTGTTCCAAAGACTGCATCAGACCATAGAGCTTCCACGCAGTTTGTCCATCCATACTCTGAACAGACAGTCGCAATAATGCAGGATACGCTTTTACAACTTCACCGTGAGTCATTTCTTTTCCTCCCCCTTATGATGGCAATTTCAAGTATGCAATCGCATTTGATCCGTATTTTAACGTGACATATCCGCTTCTCAAGTTCTTTCCAAGCGAGAATGACTTGTTCGTGGTAACGATCTGCGACTTTGCCGTCCCATTTACTGTAACACCGATGTTGAATCTTGCCTTTGAGGACTCCACAAATTTTACGCCCCCAGAAGTGTCCGGCTGATACCCATCTCCCACAAACCAGCTCGTCAAGGTAGGCGCACTTGCCACGATATCAAGCTTGGCAACATTCAACGCTCCAACCTTACAATAAACCGTATCGCCACTTTGCGCAAGGGAAATAGTCACATCATTTTGTGCCATATTGCCCCAGCTTCCTTCACCTATTTTCCTTTGCGCCGCATAAGTAAATTTGTTGCTGTCCTTGATTTTACTTGATCCCGGCTTCGTCCCCCATTCTGCATTCAGCCTGACCTTGAACCACACTTCGGCAGTCGTTGCGGCAGGATCGGCTTTAGGTCTGTACACTTTTTTCGTCGTATCCTTAGAATCAGCCTCAATGCTCCATTTGTTGCTTGCGTGATATCCTGCCCATCCTGCATTATAGGCTTCGCTCGCATCAATATTGATTGTCGGAGCAAAGCCTGTATCACCTCCAGAGCTGCCAATGGTAACAGGGAACGAAAGCCACTTTACTGAGGAAAGATAGGTCACAGTCCCGGGCGTTGCGCTATTCAGCGTGGTTGCCTTGACCGCTGTCCCATCAGCCTTGACGGTGTACGTTCCATTTGCCCATGCTTCGCTGTATACTGGCGTTGGAATCTCTACCGATGCTTGTCCTGCCTGAAAGGCTTCGATTGCAGATACCCATACGAGCTTCCCCGTACTGACATATTCACCATCTTCGATATATCCGACATATCCTTCATACCGGGTATCTTCAGCATTATACTGGAGATTTACAAGCCCAGGAGCGAGCGTGGTTGTGGCAGTAGTAGAACTTCCCCTTGCATTCGGTGAAGCTGTGTATACGCCGCCCGACCAACTGCCACGCAGAAGGGCGGCTTTACTAAAACTTACCTCACCCGTAATTCCGTTAAACTTCGTATATTTCAGATAAACGGTGTTTCCTTCAGTCTTTTCGTATTCCAGATTTTCGATTCCTGACCATACGTTCTTTTCTGTCCCTCCCGCCTTCATCTTGAGCGTGTAGACTGTAAGCGTCCCGGGAACAGTTAGGTGGTCAATCCTTCCGATTGCCGCACTTACAGCTTCAGCAGTCACCATCCCTTCGACAATCAGATTGCCATTTGATACCTTCACATTCCCGACTTCAACAGTCAAGGCTGTTGCGACATCACCTTTCCTGACTCGCAATGCAATCTGCTCCCTATTCAGCGAAATTGCGGCGCCCATATCGTTTTGCAGATCGTCTACCCTTGCATTAATACCACTTGAAGTAATGGTCAATGCACTCTGCAAACCATTCACTGTATCGTTAACTTGTGCCCTTATGGAATTTGCAGTTTGTTCGATAAAACTTTCAAAACCATTTTGTGTATCAGCAAGCTCTGATCTGATCCTTTGAGCGGTGATGGTCAACTCTGAATGTAACTGATTCACCATATCATTCGCTTCAAGACGAATCATGGTTGCAGTCTGCGAAATCAGGGTGTTTAGTCCTGCCACATCCCCTATGAATTGATTCCACGCCTGCTGAGTCTGTGCTTTTGCTCTTCCTGCTGAGCGTCCAGCACTCGACGCTGAAGTTGTCGTTTCTGCAAGCGCCGAAGACAGATCCTTCCTATGCGTTCCAAGAGTGATTCTGACATCATGCGGTCTGAGCAGTAAATCTTCATACTGCAACTCGGTTATTTGCTCTTCAATAACCGTCTTGTATTTAGGAATAGCAAGCCTGTATATTGAGCCCAAAAGCACCTTATCCAAGCTCACGCCTGTAAGCTTGGAAAAGTCTGCACCATCAATATTGACTGAAATCTGCGGATTTTCCCGATTCTTCAGATAAACCTCGCAAGCTCTTTTCACCCAAGAGGCTTCAGTATTTTCAGCAATATACAGAAACTGTTCACGAATCCCATACTTTGAGATATTCTTAGAATCGATCTTTTTATTCGGCAATGCATTGCAATACAGCCTTGTGCAAAGGTCAGAATCATCATAAGACACTTCGGCGCTTCGTACATTGCGTGATAATCTTCCTTCTGCCACAACCTCTGTTGGGACTTTCAGGATATTCACAGACCACGGATAGGATGTTTGATCGAAATCAATATAGTACCCCGGAAGTTGGTCCATGACATCATTTAACAGAGTCAGCGCATCAGGGAACTCGACTGCCACCTTCACATTGTCCGTCGCCTGAATCGTTCCTACCTTCCAATGCTTGGTCTTCTGATAGGTCAGGATTTTTTCGACAACTGTTTTGGGCGAACCAGAGAAATAGGTATCTTCAGCCTTACCATTGGAATCAGTCTTGTATCCTTCAGTCACGATATTATCTGCAAGCGTGGAACTCCCATGCGTCAAGCGTACAGACTCTTTATCATTCTCATAGTTATACGTTGGATTTCCACAGCGATAGACTGCAACCTTGCCATTCGGGAAATAAATCTTTACCCAGTCACCGAACTCTACGCCCTCTGAAATAAGGACTTCAAGCTCGGCAGACGCAACCGACAGTATGGACAACGTTGCAGACATTCTTGCAGGATGCAGGATCCTGTAAGGCTTCATTGTGCTTTTATTCAGCACTTCAGGCATATTCACAGCCAATACCCACTCACCTCCAAAACACACGTCACAGCGGTATTCGATGTCACCTTGACATTCGACTTCTTACCGCAAGGGAGTCTTAACTCATCTGAACCAGTCCTGTATTGCATCAGGTCTGTACCATCGCTCGTCTTAATAGTGAGGAATCCATATTCGTCATAGTCTATCAGGATTCGCTTGTTCTTTGCAACATTTATTCCTGATAAAGTAATGCTCGTGTCAGCACAGGTCACGGTCAGAGAAGTAAAGGCAACCCCAGTATTGGTTGCGTTACCGCTTGAGATAGTCGCCTTGACAGGAGCTGTATCCACACAGCCTCCTACACTGAACTTTCCTGAAGTAGTAATCGTCAAGGTTTGCGGCACAGACTCTGTCCAGAAAGGCTTCTCGCTTGCAGTAAACTCGACAGTCACCTTGTCTGTCCATCGCAAAGCAGAGGCGATCCCAGGCGCATTCGTACACAGCACCATCAGATACTGATTGGGCCTGTCTGAGGTTTCAAGCCTTCCACCACGACTGGCCCAACTGAGCAGTTTTTGACAGGCAGTATTCCGAACCACAGGATCGTACTCATGAATCTCGACTTCAATACCCACTTTGGCGCCATTGAATTTCCTGTCAGTCAGGATACCTCCACTCTTGTTCCCGAACTCGAATAGCGTGTCTGAAATTGTCGCCGGAGTGTAGACGATGTCAAGCACGCGCAATTCAGGAATATATTCCAGCAAATTGATGCTGTTCAATACTGCATTAAATCTGCTATCCATCAATACCTCCAAGCGTTTACGCCATTCGCAATATTCCTCGAAACAGAATCGGTCACAGCAGATGCCACCTGCTCTTTATCGAAATAGAATCCGACTCCTTCAAGCCCTGCCCTGATCCCTTCCTGAACAGCCGCCGCAATCGCCGCTGTATCCACACCAGAGCCTCTGTTTCCGCTTCTCCAGTCATTCGCTTCTGCACGAGTCAGAACTGCTTCACCCCTATGCAATTCCGCTCTGTACCCATCATATGGCACATCATCCAGCCCTGTGGCGTGAGGTCTGAAACCATCAAGAACCGAATTAAATGTATCCCAGATGGAATTTACCTTGATCGTAACCTCGCTAAAAATGCCTGAAGGAATCGCATTCAGTTTGTCAATTACTGTCTGAACAGCGGCTGAATACTCATCTGCCGCAGTCTTGGCTTTTTCGTAATCAGTTGTCGCTTTTTCAAGTTTCTTGTTAGCCTCGTCAACCTTTGCGCTTGCGTCTGTGTATTCCTTCATCGCATCAGCAAATGCGTATCCATACTGTTCATTGCTGTATAGCTTCTCGACATCTTGAATAGTGTTCACAGCACCAAGCCCATACATTGCGGCAACTTTTCTCGCTTCTTCAATCGCCCTCTGTTCCGCATTGCTTCTTCTATCCTGTGCTTCAGTCAATTCGACTTCTGCCTTTGCGGCATCAGACAACGCCTGTCGTACTATTGCACGCTGTTCTTCAGTCGCAAGCAGAAGGGCTTGCTGTTTTTCATACCTTGCCTGTTCCGCTATGTTCTTCGACAGCTCATCAGTACTTGTCTTTATATAACCATTCTGAACATCAATATATTCATTCAGATTCGGGAACAGTTGTACAAGTCTACTTGCATAGGCTTGCCACTTCTCGAAATTACCCTTGACATGACCGGACTCGTCAGACAGATCCTTCAGGTTCTTCAGCAGATCCTGTGCGACATCTTCCTTATCTTCAGTTTCTGTTAGAGCAACATTCAGGTCTTTCCAAGTTCCAGTAATTTTATCATAGGCAGTCAACTGAGTCCGTCCATTGAATGTCGACACAAGATTGGCCATAGCAAGTGCGGCTTCAGTCAGTAAAGGAAACAGACCAGAAACTATATTCTGTTTCAGCGCATCCACAGCCTGATTCATGTCAGACATGGCATCGCCGAAAGCAACACCCTTTGTGATATCTTCATCGCTCATGACCAGACCCAGATCGTGCGCTCTCTGAATCAGGTCATCCATGCCCTCTGTCCCACTATTCAGAAGGGCATTCAATTGCATACCATTGCGTCCAAATAAAGCTGTAACAAGATTATTCCTCTCATCACTTGCTTCCATTGACGCAAGATTATGCATGATATTGTCGAACAATTCTTCAGCAGATGCAAATTTACGGGGATCGATCCCCATAGTGTCAAACGCCTTTTTTACATCGCTTGTATCCTCACTCCACGCCTCAAGGTTTGTCTTGCTTGTTGTTATTGCTTCGGTAATATTTATCCAACCACGACGAATATTACTGATGTCCGCACCACTCTGGCCAAGGGCATACCTCCATTCCTGAAAAGTCGCTGTCGACATACCCAGAGCTTGCGAACTTTTATCGACTGTGTCAGCATATGTAGACGCATTGTTGATAGCTTCCTGAAATGCACCTGATACAGCCTTGATTGATGCAACAATCCCTGCTCCTGTAAGGACTCCCGCAAGTTTTCCTGCGATTTCCCTGAAGTCAGTTTCAAACTCTCGTGCAGACTGCCGAGCGTCCGCAAAACCACTTTCATACTCATTTGTATCAAGCGAAAGCTCGCCTGTTACATCACCTTCAAAGTCGTTTGCAGATGCTTCTGATTCTTGGATAGCTTTTTCATAGTCAGTATTGTCTCCATCGATTTCCCCATCGGCATCGCCATCGAAATTGTCTGCTAACTCTTCAGATTCGCCGATGGCGCCCTCGTAGTCAGTGTTGTCTCCATCGATGGTACCTGTCGCATCCCCTTGAAAGTTCATTGCGTCAGTTTCCGCAATGTCGATAGCTTCAGAATACTCATTTTCTCCTGTAATAATTCCTTCTGCATCACCATCAAAGCTGTGCGCTTTTGCTTCAGCGGCCTGTAGGGCTTTATCATATTCTTTATCGTCAAGCGTCAGGCTTGCGACCAGATCAAACAGTGTATTCATTCTTTCACCTCCCCCAACCGCTTTATCAAGTCAGGAATAATCTCATTATCCGGCTTGTACTGTCGCCTGGGCGCAAACATCTCTTCATAAAAATCCTTCGGCGCAACAAGCCCTTTATAGTGACGCTTTACATCCAAGTAAAGCAGATGCTGTCTATAGATTTCAACTTTTTCCTGCTTCAGCCGTGCAATCAAAAGCGTTCCCAAGCTATGAACTGACAAAGGAATAGTGCTCGACGATAATGCAAGAACTATTCTGTCTTTCCCGAATGCACGGACTTGATAAAAAAAGGCTCCAGATGCTCCTTGTATGCAGTCATGAAATCCTTCAGAACTTCCGCACCGTTCATGTGCATCAGTTCTTCAAGCCGTTTCCCTTCAATAATCGAAAGGATTTTCAGCGTATCCATCCTGTGTTTCCCAAGCAATGCAGGGCCAAGGCTCCCATATGCTTTCAGGATAAACTGTAGCCCATCCTTGCGCTTCAAGGTCACGCCCCTTGCTGTGCATTCCTTGAAAGCATTCCATAGCTCGTCATCATTCACAAGGTTGCTCACAGGCTCTGCAAGGTCTGCAAGCGTACCCATCAGCTCCCAAGCTTCCATTTCAATCAATTTCTTCATATCTGCTCCCAATATAAAAGCGGAGGTGGGACAAGTCCACACCTCCACTATTTTGATCTTAGCCCTGCGCCGAAAGCATTACTACATCAAACGGAGGCGTATCGTAATCGGTCACCGCATCCTGATGCGCATAAAAGTCGAACGGGATCGTACCTTCACCCTTATCTGTGAATGTAAGCGTCAGCCCTCCCGTATTCAGGGCATTCTTCAGAGTGATGGCAATCACGCCGCCATCTGACATATCGCCAACCCAAGTCAGCTTGTTGATATAATCACTCTGAGCGACAGTCGTACTCATTGTGATCGTGGTCTTTGCACCACTGGTCTGCGCTGTGCCGGAAGCCATGAGCTTCGCAAGGATAGCAGGTTTGATTTCAACAAGCGTTCCAGTCAGATGCGCATCGATAGAATCCACAAACGTGCCACCCTTGAACCGATAGCGCCGACCATCGACATCAGGATCACGGGTTTCTCGATCAATCACGAATGTGCCGCCTCCACGAGTCGCACCCAGCACATCCGTACCAGCGGCCAGAGCAGTCTGCAAAGCCGATCGCAAAGCCGCCGCTGTCGTGTGAGCAGAAGTATCGAAATTCATGATAAACGCCCCTGCGTTTAGCTGAAGGTTATTAAACGTTCCAGCCCGAAGAGCGGTAATCATATCCATGTTTTATCCCTCCCCGTCAGTAAGTTGTTACGAACAAAAATTCAAAGGTCAGATTCTTTCTCTTGATCATGTTATCAGAATCGTCCCCCATAGGTTGTGCCCAAGGGCTTCCTTTGCGAATAATCATTCCACCCTCGTCACATTCAAGCCGATATCCTGAACCAACGACTCGGGATATTTCATCGACTTTAGCATTGACACCTGTCCAGCTTTCCGATCTGTACATCAGAGAAGCGACTGCCATCGTACGCCCCAACTCTGTATCCGTACTCACATTATAGGTCAAGTATGGAAATTCGGGCATCTCATCCCCTGAAGTGGGAACGGACGTTGCAGGAAAAGCAGATAGCCCGAATGAACTGAAGAAGTTGTAAATCGCCGCATTCTTTGTCATGTCGGCAACACCCATTCTTCTGCGGTCACCTGAAGGTACTGTCCAAACCTCGCTCGCACAGGAGTTTGCTTGTCATCTCCATCACTGGTGATTCTGAACACCTTACCGTCAGAGATTCGCTTAATTACATCATGATACTCAAGGGAAGCATTCTTAGCAGTCGTGACTGTGTACAGGGAAGTCACACCTTGCTTATCGCCAATCCGTGCTTGCATAGAAGTATCGAAAGTGATGGACGCTTTAAACTCTGCACCTTCAGTCCATTGCGTGATGAAACCACCTTCACCGTCAGGGATGCGTGTCTTCTGCATGAATACGCATTGTTCCATGCTTTCTTCAATCATGCTCATAGCTTCCTCCATCTGTTCAGTCGGCTACCGAACACGCTCATCCAGCTCACCGCTCCGCTCTCGGCGCCCCCGCTCTTCAGAGAGTAGGAATAGCCTCCCCACGATTCGGACTGATACGGAGAAGTGACTGCTTCCCCATTCTTCTCAATCCAAGTGTCAATCTCTGAGGCAAGAGCTACAACAGATGGAGGAATACGCATGGCCCAGACAGTACCTGTAAAGGTTTCATCATGAAGCTCGCTTGCGGGATACAGATGTACTCCGTCATTCAAGGCAGAACCTGTAATGCGGAAATATTGTCCTTCCTGAAGAAAGGGAAGTGATACCGATCCGTTGCTGATCTCGAATGTGCCAGAGTGGATATCCTTGTCGATATCACAGAACCAGTTCTTCAGCTCTTGACACAGCTCTGTCAACACCATGGTATCACCTCCCTTTTTATCACTTCACGAATTCCTTCATTACGAATCCTCCATCCTTGACTGCAAGCCATCCCTCGGGCGCTTCCACAGCATTGTCAGCTTCAATCCTGTCATTCCACGAGAATACTTTCAGGATTTCAGCAGACAGGCTCGGTTCCTTCCTGAGGTTCAGCCCAGTTTCGGATGTTACCACATAATACTTCTTAGCCGCCATAACAGCCTCCATTAACCAGCCGCATTGCTCCCGCTACCAGATACGGTAGCAATATACAGACTCTGAGGATCGTACAGCACGGGAATGAACAGACCGGACGCCTTGGTCCACAGGACAGCAGGATCATCTTCCATCCACTGGTGGATGTACACATAAGGCGACTGACCAGAAACCTGAGTGTTGCCCAGCAGGTCAGGACGATCGGCTTCGGGCGGATCGCCCCACAGACCGATACCAAGCCGTCCAGCAGGCGTAGTCGCAAAGAAGGTGATCTTATCTTCAGGGAAATACCGCTCGGTCGTGATGCTGGGGCGACCATTCGCATCAATCACCGCATCAGCGCCATAGGTCAGGTCATTCGTCACGATCCGGGCGATGCCGAATTCCTCTTCCAGATAAGCGGCCAGAGCAGAGGCGCGGAGCAGAGCACCAGCACCAACGTTGCCATTGATCGCTTTCTGAAGGACTGCATTGTTCCGCATCTTGGTCAGATTCTTACGAGCAGTCATCATACCCGTAATCGTCTTACCCTGCGCCAGAGCAGCGTCCACAATCGTCTGAAGCTGAGCAGGAATATCAGCATTCGTGCCAAGGTCAAGAGTGAACGCGATGTTCCCGGAAGGCACGCCGTAGTCCACAGTCAGGTCAAGGTTGTTTTCCTTGATGGTGACCTTGCCAGAGGCCATCAGTTCATTCTTGGCAACCTTCGTGCGAGTGACTACCTGATCCGCAAGGCGGATACCGTCATTCATCACGTAATCGAACATCTCATCATTCTGCACCCCAGCGCGAGTCAGAGCACGCAGACGCTCGGACTGATTGATTTTGACCTTGATAAGCCCCTTCTCGATATTGTGAGTATCGACAGGCACACGGAAAGTAGTCTTGGCTTCCACATCAAAGCCGTGGAACTGTGCCATCATAGGAACCTGAAATTCGGCGGCGATAGACTCCCACTTGGCGACCAGATTGGCAGTCCGCTCATCACCGAACAGAGCATCCACAGGATCGTTGGGACGAGTCACGTTAAAGCCGACATTCAGCCACTCTTCCCGGGGAATCATACCAAAGATTTTATTTTCCCATTCCATAACTTCTTACCTCCCCTTATTCGCCGTAGTCAGGGCGCGTCACAGTCCCTTCGGTCAGGAACTGGAATCCCAGAGCGACCAGAGCGGTCTTTGCGGCCTGTGCAAGCTCGACAGGCAGGCGATTTTCATAAACCACGCCACGAGTCACCAGAGAACCGGGCATATTACCTTCAGACACATCCACATCCTCATAGACAATGCCCTTTGCAGTCGCCCCATTCGCGGGCCAGATGGTGCCCATCTTGATATACTTGGCAGTGCCAACCGTCACAGCCTGAGCGTTGGAAGCATCTGCCTCAAACGTGATCCGAGTGCAATCCTCGTTATTAGCGAGGAAATAGCCCGGAGCGTAGACCTTACCAACAGAGGCGTTTCGCTTGATGAAACTCATTTGTTTTCCTCCACCTTTCCGTACATTTGCTCCTGATACCTACGAGCCAATTCAGCGGCACGACTCGGTTTCTTTTCCTGACCACCATTGTTTTCCGGAGGCTTGGGACTTTCGATTCCGGTCTCTTTTGCGGTAGGGATAAAGTCGCCCCACTCTTCTTTCGCTGAAGCCTTCAGCTTGTCGACATCTTCCAGCTTACCGTCCTTCAGTTTCAGCTCGTCCAGATCGACAGTTTTCAGGATCACCGCAAACCGCTTTTCAGGAACTCCGATGTCCCGCAGGACTTCCCGGTACGCATCCTGTTTCTGGATTCGGATTTCCTTGTTTTCCTGCTCATTCTTGTACGCATCATATTCGGTCTTCAGTTTGTCATACTTGCCCTGAAGCCCTTCGGACTCTTCCAGTTTTGTCTGAAGCTCGTCAACCTGTGACTTCTTAGAGTTGTACCTGTCGATGGTCACAAACCCTTCTCCCACAGCCTTCTGGATAGCCTGCACCAAACCCGGAATGGAATCAGCAGAAATACTACCTTCATCGTTCACATGTTTGCGGATAACCTTCTCGAAATCTGCCATTGTCACAATCTCCTTCGCTGTTAACGGGTGCTACCCTGATTGTTTACATTAAGAATACAACCTGTGGATAACTTTGTCAAGTATTTTGCTCTGTGGATAATTCTGTGGAAAATAAAATCAGTTTTGAGCGAAATTTTCACGAATGCCCTCCAGAGCCACAAAAAGGCCCTTCTGGGCGCTTCCAGATTAAGATGAATTAATACTCATGCTAAAGGTCAGAGAGGGCTCTGTGCGATTATTCATGTTTTATGCAGATTTGACCAGATTTGACAAATTGAGCAAAACCTTATATATCAAGGCTTCTGGGACTTTTGCATAATAGTTATTAATAATTATTCATATAAATAATTATCCACAGCTTTGACCTTTGCCCAAACCCTTACAAATATTACATTTGCACAGGTTAATAATTATGCATAAGGTCAAGCTGTGGATAAACCTGTGGAAAACTTACGATGTAGGTTAGTGTAGGATTTTCCTACATTTCTATTATTATTATATATATTTTCTTTCTCCTTATATAATAATAGGAAATGTAGGATTATACTACACTACTTTAATACTGGTTTATAAGAAGTGTTCAAATGCTTCCTTGAACAGCTTCTCATACTCGTCTCGACCACTTAAAATTGCCTGAGACAAAAATGGTCTGGCGACCATCTTTCTGGTCCCGAATTCAACGTAAGGCGCATAGTATACATTCGATCCGATGTATACAACTCGTCTGCCATCCTGAGAATTCTCCGCAAACCCTTCGTACTTTCCCTGCTTTTCTCCATTGTCCGAGGTGTACTCTTCCTGATTCGCTGGTTCGCCATCCAATGCCCAAGTGATGCTGTTCCGCAGAAATCCGGTATCGACTGCCTCCATATCCGAGATGGTTTCTTTCGCTTTTCTTTCTGCCGCACCACCCACATAGCGCAAGGCTTTCTCAACAGCCTGTGCGTATCTCTTGTCATACTCGCTTTTGTGACTGTGAAACTCGGCCATATATCCATTCCTCCTGTTTCTTTAACAACTTCTTCTTCCTTTCGATGGAACGCCTGATATCAGCAGGGCACCCACTCTTGATTGGACATCCGAACTTTTTCATGTCCATCCAGTTTCTTTCAGCATCAGAAAACATAATATGCATTACTTATACCACCTTTTAAAGAATTCTCCAAACGCCTTGGCAAATTCAGTTTTGCCGCCAGAAGACCATTCCGCAAATCCTTCTGCGAATAATTCAAGCGAATTAGTGTTTGAATATTCAGACGATCCTGGAAGACCAATCAACGCCCTTAATCCTGCATCATATTCTGCTTTTTCTGCTCGGTATGCCGCTACCGCTTGTTTATAGGCATCGAACGAATCGTAATTCTTACGCCAGTCATCAACAAAATAATGATACTTGCCAGCCATCTGAGCTTCAATATAATCTTGCACATTATGACCAAACTCATGTCTAATATAAGAGCTGAAAGTTCCATCGCCACGAACTGTAAAGCCGCTTGTTTGTCCTCTCATTGCATCCATCAAGCCGTACTCATAATCCTTAAATGCACGTGGATTAAAATTAAGTCCACCATTTGCACTTAACAATCCAGAATCATCAAGTCCTATGTTGAAACTTGTTCTAAAAGTGTTACCATCGAAATCTTCTCTGATATAACTTTTTACTTCTGGGAACCGTTCAAACATTTCATCCAAAGCAACAGAAGTTTCGTTAAAAGCACGCGAATCAATCTTTTCCAATACGTCATTTTCAATAGTGATATCTTTTTCTTCTGCCCACTTCACAAAATCGTCTTTGGTCTCAAATCGTTCAAATGATGCACCTTTTTCAACAATTTCATTAAGCTGTGCAGTGTATGCATCTCTTTCTTCCTTAAACACCTGTCGTGCCGCATAATAATCATCCTCATTCTCAAAATCAGATTTGTGCGGTCGTTCTGGCTCTGTCAATCCATTAGACGAATAGTCAGGCTTCGGAATTGTTGTTTGTTCTTCTTCCTGCACTTCTTCTTTCGGCTTAAACCCAAGCACTACTTCCGCAATGGTACACCTGCAGTTGTAAGTGTTCGCCGGATCCGCATCAGGATCACCCGGATACATGATCTGTCCTATCTCATTCTCGAAAGGTTCATCAGCCTTGACTACAGTCCTGTCCAGCTCAAGGTGCGCCTCTCTTGTGCGCTCATCCTTTGTGGCAATCCATTCCTTTCCCATGATCACACCGTCATCTTCCGCTTTCAACATTGCGTCTATACGCCCTTTATTCTGAGCAGAAGTTACAGCAGTACGAGCGTTCCTTAACGCACTTTCCTCATTCATTCTCGTAACAGACTGGAGTCTTTTTGCAAGCTGTGCCGCATCTTCTCCCTGAAGAATACCCTGCAACACCTGTGAATTTACACGCTTGCTGTTCCATCGAACATCCCTTCTTCCGTCTACGAACTTGTATGGAAGTAGGGTTTTGTCAGAAGTCGAAAGTTTGCGAATGGTCCGCTCGTTCACGATATCGAATGAAAAGCCCTTCACCTTACTTTCGACATCATGCATCAGGTCGTTCCAATTGTGTGCGTACACAGATGGAAGTTCGTGATTCATGTATCGTGCCGCAATCTGATTCGCTGAAGTCATCCTTTGCGCCATAGTATCACGCAGGTCGTTCCAGCGCTTCCCTGTCATCATCTGATTTTCACGCCATGCAATCCACCTGTGCTTGGTGATTTCCCCTGCTTCATACAGGGCACGCATTTCTGCATCCTTCTTTTCAAACTGTTTAAAAAAGGAATCGGCCTTTTCGGTCAATTCCCTGCTCGCTTGTGCGTAAATCTTATGCAGTCGTGCCCCAAGCCGCCTCATGCGAGCGTCTCCATAATTACTCGATAGGCTCATCGGTCACAACCTCCCCCGAAAACCTTGCGGTATCTTCCATAATCAGTCGGTCCATAACTTCCTGCACTTTATCACCATCGCCCATCAGATTCAGAATCTTTTCAGTGATGTATTCGCTGTCCAGATACTGTGCCGCAGAAAGGACTGTCTGAATCTCATCACTCATGTTCACAATCTTGGAACGAGTGAAACTGACCTCGTCATCAATCCCTGCAAGGGCAAGCACACCTTGTACGAATTCGATTACATGAAACTCGAACTGGTCACACTTGGAATTCAGAGGTTCATATGCCGCCATGATCTGCGTGGCAGTAATAGCACCTCCTGCGATCTCTTTTGTATCCAGAGCCATGAAATCATCGAATAATTGCCTACGCAGATTGTCCAGAGTCGATGTGTTGGCCGCATATGGGGCTTCGACCATATGCGCTTCCACGCCTGCACCTGAGTCGCCATCAGCATGTGCGACATGCGTGATTTTCAACTGCGAAATGAATCGCTCATCATCCACCTCGTCCATGCCTCCGCAATTCTTCAGCACCCAGTAAATAAAGTTCCCGTCATCAACATTGTTCACCATCTGGCTTAAAGTCAGATCATAAGCATCAAGAGTGTTCTGTTTCCCGACAATTGCGCTCTGACGATCCTCGTTATACAAAGGCACGACTGGCAGAGATGCATAATTGCTGTATTCGGTTACAATTTCCCCTTCTGCTTTTGTGGACATTTTTAGGGCCTTGTAGCCACGCTTCGGAGTGCGAATAGTAATATCCTTTCCTGCTTCACGGATGTACTCTGTGAGGCCATCAGGCTCAAATAAAGCTATACACAGAGGCTTGGTATCATCGATCTGCCAGAATCGGATTCCTGCCATCAGTTCGCCAGTATACTCATCATAAAGCGGAACAAATTCAAGGTAATCGAATGCTTCAAGATGGTCGTAATTCCAGAATCCGTATCCGCAGCTTCCATTGATCGCATTCTTTGCAATGGTCTGTAGAACAGTATCAAAGTTCCTGCCGAGCTTTTCCTTTGTGTCATCCTTTGCGAATGTCGCACCATTGCCCAGAAGCGTCTGCACTTCCTGAGTCACAAAGTAGTGATACAGGTTGCTTGGAATCTTGTTATTTGGCGAAAAAACATCAGGGACAGACTGTCCCATAGTATTAGTGATAAACTTCTGAAGACGCATGATGGTAGGATTCAGATTTTTATAATAAAGCGTAGCATCCTGTGCTATTTTATACTTATCGCTTACCTTGTGCACGTTTATTGCGTCTATGCAGAATTGCATTCTGTCCTTCTCTTCCATTCCGACAGCGATCAAATCCTGATATGTTTTCATTCTCTGCCTCCATCTCACAGATTGGGCAAACCATTCTTCCTTCAGGAATTACGTCCCCACAAACCACACAATGTTCCACATGATAGGGCGGGGACTTCTCTTTTCTCTTGAACATTGTAGCCTCCATAAAATGCGGGTGAGGATTTGCACCTCACATAGCTGTTTTTCAGCCATGCTTTACATTCCCCGCAATAGGAATGTCATAGCACACAGCCTTGCCATAAGCGTCTACTGATGCAACCGGACTCCATAGGCTTAATTGCGCCGCCTGTTTCTGTCTGTACGCATCTGGGCTTCTCGCCACATCTATTCCGCCACCGCATATTGTTGATTAATTATACTCGCACCATGTATAAATCACATACTGACATATTTCCCAGAGATTTTCAAGAGTGATATTTTCATTTCCTTTCCAGTTGCAGTCATCGTGCATTTGTTCTTTCCACTCTTCTTGTGACATTCCTTTTTCAAGACAGCATAGCCCGTTTTCTACCAAATGTTCTAAATTACTCATCGGCTATATCATCTCCTTTCTAATAAGTTAAAGTGTTATTTAATTAGTTGTTTTATCGATGGAGTATACATGCCCAAATAGCAAGTATGATCATTTCTAAAATATAAATCCAATACATAACGTCACCTCTTGTCCAATATGTTACTGTGAACTCTAAATCACTCTATTTAGTTTCAAGAGCATTTCGAGCTGTTCGATTTCATCATATAAGTGCGAATAGATGCACCAGTTATCTGGAGATACAGCAAGACGCACATCGTTATCTACAATGTTTTTGATACTCTCAAGCTGTCCTTCGATTTCCTTTTTGCTAATGTCCTCTTTTGTCATAATGCCCTCCATTGTGTTATTTAAATCAATGAATTAGCATATGCTCTAACTGCACTTTTGATGTTTGCGATATAATGGCATTCCATTAATGTGACACCTTTATCAAATCCGAGTGCAGTTAATGCGGCAATTCCTTCAATCGGACTGTACATTACATCAAAATTGTTTTCTGCCGCAAAATCAATAAAAGATGATGTTGGCACAGTACCAATTGGTCTGAAAGCAAGATACACCTTGTTATATCCAGTTAACAATTCTGCAAGCGTTGTTAACTGGCTCTGCGTTTGTTCAAACGTTCCGGCGAACAGAAATGAAAGCCGTTTGCTTTTTGCTTTAAACCTCGCCATGTTCTGCGTTGTTAACGCAAACAGGATTGCATCAAGCTGACCATATTTCGCAAGCATAGCAAAGATGTTATCCACGTCAGTCTGTGAAAATGTCGATACCCATTTGAAATCCAGTGCAATAGTTAAACCGTACATGCTTGCGTATTTAATACAATCATCAAGCATCGGCACTTGCAATCCTCTGTATTTTTCGCCGAATTTCAGTCCCCAATCATACTGATTCAGCTGTTCAAGCGTAACATCAAACGGACTTATCTGTGTAGAAATCGGAGTGCCATCCATATTCACTGCTAAGTTATTTATTGTTGTATCGTGAATGGCTACATACTGATCATCAAGTGTTTTTGACACAGAAAATCTGACTTTATCATACTGATTTTTTGCAGTTTCAGCGATTGCATAAACTGAATTTGGCGGTACATCTCTTGTGGCCATTGCATCCCTGCACAAGTATATGATGTTCGGACAAGACGAAGGAACGAACAAATCAGAATATGTCACTAAATCAGCTTCCGTTGCAACTTTAAACGTCTGCTTTAAATAAACATCACTTTCAGTCACGCTTGACGGACTAATTGCAGACGATGGATTGCTTTTATTTCTAACGCTTATCCGCATAAATACAGCGTTGCTTGGGACAGTAACATCTGTTCCAAGTTTCCTGTTTCCGTCAGTCCATGTGTCCATGCTGATATATCCATTTAATTCGGTTGACGAATAGAAAAATAGTGCACTTTGGAAATTCTCAGATACGCAAATTTCCATATCATCTTTAATTTCAATATACGGTGATGAAATTCTGATCGTTGATGATGTATCAAGTGTTCCATACGTTGAATTAATTGCACCCTGTACAAATGCAATAGGCGTGTTAATAGACTGATATTTTGTTTCCGCTTCCACTGCTTGTATATTAGCGTTAACATTATTGAACTGACTATCCACTTTGGAAGCATAACTTTCTTTTGTAAACACATAATCAACAGTTTTAATCCTGTTTGTAACATCAGAAAACATCACATAATATGCGTTGCTTGGGACTTCTTTTGTTTCTCCATCAGTTAATGCAAAGAAAGAAATGAATGTTTTGTCTTCAGTAAAAAATCCGTTTTGTCTTACATTTGCACCAACGACCGATATGGTTAAATATTTGTCAACAGGAATATAATCTGTGCGTGACCACAAAGCATCTGTATCAATAACTCCCGTAGATTTGAGATATTCGCCTTCAATAATGGACGGCTTTACATGCTTTTGTACGTTGCCGTTAGTGAACTCATCTTCTACAGAATTGATTGCGCTCCTTAACTCAATAACTTCATCTGTCAAATTCGGGTCTTTTAAGTCATAAGTAGTGCCGCCAATAGTTACTCCGTCAATAATTAGATTTGGCATCCTATTTTACCTCCATCACTCTGCTGAAATCACAAGCTTGTTATTGCTTACAGAGATTGTATTTGAAATAACTTCACCTTTTGTCAGTTTTCCATCCTGCCCTACAACAATCGTTGCTCCTGCATCTTCAGGCGTTGTTTTAGGAAGCAGTTTGTTCTTCACAAGCGCCAGAGCCGCTCCCAAGGTTTCAGCGTCCATATCATTCACCTCCCAAAGGAATCCAGTTGCCGCTTGTGTTCAACTGCCACATATCGGCAAATCCGGCAGTAAAGGCGATAGTTCCCGACGCACAATCTGTAAGCCCTGCAAGGTCACTCTCCGCATTTACGAGAATCGACTTAGATTCAGCACCTACATGAAGCGTGCCATTTTTCACAAAGTCGATTTCTCCAGAAACCCTTGTTTTGCCGGGCTCTGAATGGTTGTATGGATACGCAGACTTCCTCATTTCTCATTCCTCCCCTTTCACGAAAATATAAGCTTTGTCCCTGAAACTGACGGAATAGGCATAGTGAAATCAATATGCTTATGCCCATCGACATTCCTGATTGTTGCGCCCGGATTGCCACTCGTAGCAGATACTGTCAGGTTTTCGATAGCTCCTGCCGCCTGCGTAGCCGCTTCCTGTGCCATTTCCCTCGCTTTTTCATCAGCCGCATCCATCCAATTCTGAAGAGGTGTGGGCGCTTCTCCGGTTGCCTCAATGCTTGGATCGATGCTTGTTCTGCCAATAATACTGCGAATCACTTCACCTTGATAGGTGAATGTAAGCTGGATTTGCCCGCTTCCTGAATAGGCGACATCGCTGTTCGTGATCTCCCAGATAATCTTGCGTCCATCTCTTTCAATCAGCGAATGATACAAATCACCGACAGGAGGCTTTACAACCATGCTTGCCTCTGCATCAGGATAATCAACGAAAACCTCCGAGCAGTTTATGACGATCTGCGTGTGGATGTTTTCGCCTACATACCCCAGATACAGGATCTCTGTACCAAGGCTCTTCAGAGGAACTTGCTGTATGCGTTTACCCATATCACACCTCCCTGAACAGATTCATTCCTCCACGACGAGGCTTGTTAGGAATCGCTCTTATCAGACTGGCCAAGCTGTCCGGTGCGTCATCGTGTTCCGCATTGTCGTTAAAGTCACAAATCTGCTCAATATACTCTGCGTCCGTTCCCTTGACAAATATAACATTGTCCCACTCAAATTTCAAGTAACTTGTTATTTTTAGATATTTATTCATGGACTCTGCATAAATAACCACTCGTTCGCCACGCTTGCGCAAGTCCCTTCCAAGGTATCCCTTGTCGCCATTTTCCTCGCAATAGATTTTCCCTGCATTGAACGCATGGTGCAGGTTCACTATGTTGTCCAGAACATCATCAATATGCTTTCGCCACAGTTTCCCGAACACATAGTATTTTCCATCATGAATCTTTATAAGAGTGTATGCAGTAAAATCTTCACCATGATAGGCGGCATCAATATGCCCAGTTCCCTGCTCGACCATTGAAGGATCAGCACCAATCTGCGGAGATGTGAACAGCACATCATCCGAGGCGATGTGTCGAAGCTCATAATTCGCCGCAAACAGGCTGGGACTCATAGACCTCTTCAGAGTTTCAATCTGTTCTTCCGATAGCAGACCTGTGTTATAACAGTCATACTGTTCTATGTTAGGCATCAGGGAAAATGCATCATCCTTGTGCCAAGGCGTGCCTGTGTTTATAATCACTCCGCCTCTGTTACGGATGTTCTGCAATTCCTGATACACGAGCTTGATGCGGTCACGTTCTGCCTGACTAATTCTATCCTGCACATTCACGATATCATCAGTAATCACACAGTCTGCGTGCTTACCTGTCAGGCTTCCGACAGTACCTACTCCGAGAAGCTGTGCAGAACCACGAGCGGCGCCATAATTATTCAGAGTAATCGACCCGCTGTTCTCACTTGTAACCTCCAGATCGTATCCGTATAGCTTTCTGAAGATGAATCCGAATGCATCGCTATGTAACAGCTTGGAAACAAGGCGAATAACCTCGACTACATCACTGCCTGTCTTACGCATAAAGATAATATTCTGAGTCGGATAGAATATCATGCGTAAAGCTATCCCTTCAGCGAGGCAAGTGGTCTTGTAACTCCCACGATGCGCCTGAAGAGTGAAATCACCCGGAGGCAGGATAATCTTTTTCAGCCATCCATTATGCAGGTCTGTGAAATCCTTAAAGCCACAAACCCTGCCTATATCGGCAGGGTAGTTGGTAAGGTAATCAAGCATTTCGTTCCGAGTTGCGTCGTTTAAAGTATTCATTCAGAGCCTCCACATCCTGTGATTGCCGGGACTCTACGCTCATGTCCATATTATCCCTCTGACCAAGCCATTGCTTACCAAGCCAGATCGCCATAGCATAGGATTTTTCGGCTTGCCTGAACTGAAACCTGCGTAGACTGATTTTCCCATCGACCGAATATACTTTAAAGGCATCCGAAAAACCCATTGGATTTCCATCTTCATCCTGATAAGTCGCCTTGCACCAGTTTTCAATAGTGTCCTCCGAGCACTTGAACCAAGCGGCAATTTCCTTCAGAGTACACTGAATGGCGCACAGCTTTTCAAATTGCTCTTTATCGATTTCCTTTCTCGGTCTGGCCATATTTTCCCTCCTGTTCAACCCATCTTTTTAGCAATTCGACTTCTTCATAATTATCGAATTTTATAGCTCGTCTGTCAGTAAACTTTTGCTTTTTTATGCTCCTTCCACCTATCAGATAATCAATATGTTCGACCATGCAATCTTCAAGAATGTTTACACATGAATCCTTGCAATACTTGCGTACAAGCCCTCTGAATACGTTATCGCTATAAAGCGTTCCGCAATCATACTGCCGTTTGTGGTATAATCCAGTATTGACATACTTGTCAACAAAATATATGAATCCTTTCAAGTAAAAGTTCGGAATGTATATGCATTGCATTCCATATGGTAAACATTGAACAGGCAATTTCCCTGTTTTTCCCTTGAAATCAGCGAAAGGATTATTCGTAACAAATCCCTGCACTATAATTCCTTCCGCTGACACACTGTCTGCAATTGCCTTAAAGTTTTTGCATGGAACGACATCGTCCTCCAAATGCCATGTGCCTTCATAGTCAGGCTTGTTCATCACAATCCATTCTGCACATTTTGTCCATGCTTGCAATTGCCCTTCCATCTTCACATCGTTCCAAACGATTATATCCTTTATGCCATATCTTTCAAAACATGGTATCATATACCCTTGAACAAAGTCTATTCTTTTTGGAGAAGTATGAATCACATATAAATTTTTCATGTTCTCATCTTTACCATTTCAGCTATTGAAAGCAGTTTTCCGAATTTGTATCCACCAACAGGTGGGTAGTCCCCATTGGCTACATACTTCTCGAAATATTTTCTGCTTCCAAACTGTTCGACATCGATATGGGGAGAATAGACTTTCGACACCTTGTTCTTATTGTTGTATCCCATAGCAGAATCGTTGTGCGCAAGATGTTGAAGGATGCAAGGGTTTGTTGCCATAACGCTAACGTTATTCTTCAGGCAGAAAGCTCCAATTGGTATGTCGGAGTGAGTATAATCTAATCCATAATTGCAGTCAATCCAATCGAACATGATATTTATGATACTTGAAGGAATCATGATACATTGTCCATACATTCCACAACCGTTTATCTTTACATAAGGTGAATCAGGAAGTTTATCTGCTTCAGTAAGTGTAGACTGATAAAACGAAAAGACTGCATTCGGGAAAGTTTCTGCACACTTTTCTGCGATCTCAACAAAATTATCACACAATTCAAGATCATCCTGCAAAACGCACACATGGGTTTTTGTGGTAGGTAAAAGGAATGCTCTTTTGCAACACCTGTATGCGTTTATATTCTTTTCTTTCTTGTTATACTCATCATCATACAGCACAATACTTTCATCCATTCCGAGTGATTTCAGCATAGGAAGGATATATTTCTCGCGTCTTTGTCTTACAGCCATAATTCTGAAGTCAACACTCAATTTATTTCTCCCCTTTCTCCAGTTGTCACTCTTTCACAGCATACTGCAAGGCGATACTTATTCAGCTCTGTTCCTACAAACTTTCGTCCAAACTTATTCGCATAGAATGCGACCAGCCCTAACCCCATACAAGGATCGGCTACGCACTGATAATCAAGGTTTGCACACAGATAGGCAATTGCATCTTCCTCATCGAAGAATGGCATGTCCAGAGCCGTCTGCGGGATAGGATCATTGCTTGCGAATAAAAAGAGACATTTGTTCTTCTTGTTTTTGTAATAATAGGACTCAACCACAGCAATGTTCTTATATTTTTCCTTCAGGATATTCCGATACATCTCTAATTGCGGAAGTCCTATCTCAAGGCACAAAAGCTTCGGATTGATTTCTGCAATCACTTCAAAGTAACGTGTCAGGAAGGACTCAAAGCTGTCAGGTTTTTTGTCAATCTCCGCTTTGGTATAAAAGGACGAGAGTGCAGATTTGTTATAAGGCGGGTCAGATATCACAAGATCTGCTTCAAGCATGAACGCAGGCGTAGGATTGAAAATATCATGCACCTTCACAATCCCACGACCAATATGGATATCTCCTTCCATATTATACTTCAGATAAAGGTTTCCATACTTAAAATCCACACTCATTCCTCCCATTCGGCCACACAGGCAAAGGCTGTCACCCAGCTTCCGTCATCTGGACCGAAAGCAGTTTCTGAGGCGATTTCCATTCGTTCCAGTTTCCAACCTCGCTTTTTGAATCCTTCACAGACCATAGATGTCACAACTTTTACTGCTTTTTCTTCAGAGCATTCGCCCTCGTACTCCATAATCACAGCGCAATGCTCTGCATCCTTATCAGCAGGGAATCCAATGGCGACAGCGGCAGATATCTGTCTGCCGGGGACATTCGTACTCTCAACCGCATAAGCAATAGGCAGTAAAGCCCCAAGAGGCTTTTCAATTTTGCGCTTGCGTTTTGAGTCAAGAGGCAGGATAGAAGACAGGCGTACCAGATTGTAATTCCCCACACCTGCCTGAAGCAAGGCAGAATCAAACGCAGTAATACGTTGTTCACCATACCCTGTGCCAGAGCTTATCTTATAATATTTCATTCCTATCACTCCACTCTGTCACAAATATCGCCTTCTCTGACGAACATGATGTGACCGCACTTCTCACACACGCACTTGTAATACCGAGGCGGAGGTGTTGCAGTTTCCTTCTGAGCTTCTTTCGCCTTGTCCAGTTCGGCCTGAGTGGTCATCTGCAAAGCTGGAGCAGAATCTTTCGCCGCCTGTTCTTCCTGCTGTTTTAGGAATTCTTCATAAAGTTTCTTACGCTGTTCTTCAGAAATTTCCTGCGTGCCAGAAGGTGTTTCAGGCTCGAAATCTTCAAAGGTCGGAATATCGTCCACAGCAGAAACATCAAGCCCAATACCTGAAAAATCGAAATCTATATTCAACATATCAAGCTCGTGCTTCAGTTCATCAGTCACCCATTCAGACAGCTCGGAGATTTTGTTGTCTGTAATACGATCAGCCTTGATTTCATCAGGACTTGCGTGAGAGATAATGCAGGGAAGTTCTGTCATTCCAAGCCTGATGGCGGCAGTAAACCTTGCATGGCCTTTGATAATCACGCCATCAGGATCAATCGTCAGAGGAACATTAAAGCCTACAATAGGGATAATCTTACAAAGCTGTTCCACAGTCTTATCATTCTTGCGAGGGTTACGAACATACGGCTTAATCTCCGAGATCTTTTTCATGACAAGCTCTTTTTCGACTCTAATCATTCTTTTTCTTCCTCCCATTTCTTTTGTTCTTCAACCTGTTTTTCTGAATAGGCCGCTCGGCTATATTCATTCTTCTCATAAAGCTTGGCATAACCAGTGATGTATTTCAGGCGCACAAGCTCTTCAGCTTCAAGCCCCAGATTGTTGCACACTTCAAGATCGCTGGCGCCATTGAGCAACATCTCCATGACAATATTACTCATACCCTGAACTGAATGCTTACCTCTGGCACGATTGTGCCTGATCGTACTTGCCATAAGGTCGTTCATAGTCTTGTTCTTTAAAACAACACAGGGCAGTTTTCCCTCGCACGAGGCATAGATATCCTTATAGCGTCGCATAATTGAATATCTATGAAATCCATCCACGATCACATAGCGATCCTTCTTCTCGTCATAGATCGTGACCACAGGCTGAGTGTATCCATCTTTCTTGACTGATACATAAAGCAGTTTCATTTCCTGCGTTGCCACAGAATTCGGGTTGTAATCATTTGCGTGCACCTTTTCGATAGGTATCCATTGCACTTCTGCAATCGGTTGGTCTTTGATCATGTCTTTCCCTCCATATATGCCTTGAATTTTGCCACGTCCTTGTTCTTATATTTCCCTTCAAGTCTGCCTTTGGAATAAACTTGATATGCGTGATTCGTATTTACCGTGCCGCAGGTATCATTCAGAATGACTTCTTTTACATGAACTTTGTACCAATCGTCACCTGACTGATTTTTCCATCGTGCGAGATAAATGGGTTGATCTTCAGCAGGAACAATGTGAACAAGCAGATAATCTCGATATTCCTTCCAGTCCTTAAAGGCAAATGGCAATTGGTGCGGAATAATGCCGCCTTCATCAAAGCTGTGATTGAAAGTTGACACTCCCGGGACTCTGGCACAGAACCGATTGTAAGTGTCACGCTCGAATTCCTGAAGCATCTCAATAGCGTGCCACGATGTTTCATGAATCAAAGCCGAAACACGCATATCCTGTTTCCGAATTCCCCAGCGATACATCAAGTCATAGACTTCATTATACTTCCAATGATTCTTGGCGATTGCTGTCCACACATCGTCATCAGTAAAGTCATATATGGGCCAGAACTTACGAGTTGTTCCGATTGGAGTAGTGCACCATGTCAGGCCATGCCATTTGCCAGAACTTCCAGTAATACTCATTCGCCGCCGTGGGCTTTCGCTCATTCTCATGCCCACAAGGACTGCACATTCTTTGTCCGTAATCGTTGTTGGTAGCTGCCTGACCAAAGTGTAAAACGCATCATCTCTTCCCTGCAAAGAGAGTCCAAGCGGAGATTCATGAATGGCAATATCAGACGCAGGATGTATCCATTTGTTCTTTTCCTTATCATCCCACACTCGCAACGTTTTGTTTTGCGGCGACAGGTTATTCGGAAAATCAAAAGGAATCTGATACCAATATGGATCGACTTCAGGAAGTCGCATGACCCAGTCCATATAATCCACAGTATGTTGCCATTCTGCTTCCTGATCAAGCCAGAATACTTTCAGAGGCAGTCTGCCTTTCTCTCGTGCAACCGTCAGGGCCAGATTGAACACAACAGTGCTGTCCTTGCCTCCGCTCATGCAAACGATAATTTCAGGAAAGTTGTCAAACAACATTCGGATTCGACTGATAGCTTCATCGAAAACATTGTTCTGTGAGTATAGCATTATTAGTTCCCATCCCCATTCACAGTACGTTCCATCTCTTGAATCATTCGCTCAAAGGTCTTTGTTTTGGTCAGACCAAGCGCAACGCAAAGCTCTTCAAACTTCTTCCACATGTCCAGAGTCAATTGCACGGTAATGGTCTTCTTTGGCACAAACTTCCGTTCCATCAGCTTCCCTCCTTCTCTACTGATTTATACTTGCATTATAGCATGGAATAAAATCAAAAACAAGGGCTTAAAAGGCCCTTGTCAGCTCTTCCAGATTTTAGATGAGTATTAATATCATCCTCGTAGCCTGCGGCGCACTGGAAGCCCATTCTGGGCCTTCTGTGCGCGCCTATGACGCAATAACTGCATGATAAAATCTTTTTCATACATGCAGAATATTTGGAATTCATCGTTATAGACATCTTCCTCGACTCTTGCATCACCATTCTCGTAATCGACTGCGGTCTGTTCCAGAATAGCGGCTGATAATATCCTGATAGTATCGTCATCCACTGTTTTCAGTCGTTTATCCTTGCAGAAGTGAGGACATTGTTTGACCTCATAGCTTATGATGTCTTTGTCTGCATTCCATCCGTCTACAGGGATCGCATAGTCACTCCACGAGCAACCACCGTAGGCATGACCGCAATGCCAGCAGATAGTGTTACTCATCGACCCATTTCGTCTCCCTTCTTAGAATGGCTGTCGGCTTGCGATCCCATACCCTCCATTGTTTATTGTGCAGGGTTTTCATCTGACGCATCCCATTGGCAAAGTCTACGGAGAAGTCAGTCATTCCTTTTATTGATGTTGCCACAAGCGTGTTCGGCCTTACTTCAAGCCATACTGCTTCTTCATGATCCTTCAGCTCGTTCAACCACATTGGTCTTGGACCTTCAACTATGTGACAGCTTCTGAAGAACTTCTCATGCGTCAGGAATTCGTATCCACAATTGTCACATTTTCGATGCCTCGAAACAAACTCTTTCCGTTCTCGTGATTCGATAACCCTGCATCTCATTCCACAGTTCGGACACTCCATCGTTCTCACCTCTCGAAGAGTAAAAATTCAGTCTTTACGAATCCGTGATCTGTGACCGCCCACAGATCGCTTATCCAGTATACCTGAAGTTTATCACCATTGCGTTTCCATTCTCTTCTGTCGCCGTTCACAGATCGTCTGAGTGCTACTCTTCCTTTCGCGTCTATCACAGCTTCCTGATTCAGCTCTTCAGGCTCGGACCATACTGCAAAGCCATTGGAAATCCATCCTTCTCCTGCTTCAACCGGAGCGTATACATGAATGTATCCATTCCTGATCGTTCCGTCTGTTTCAAAGGAATCTCCACAGAGGGCGTATCCAACCTCTTCACTGTGCGAGCTTGCTTTTCCCCTGATGTTCACATAGGAATCAGGCTGGCAGAGAACCCATACTGTGTCCGCACTTGCGCTTGTCATCAGAAGTAAGCAAAGCATTGTCACGATAAACCTTTTCATTCGTAGCCATCCTTCCTGTGTCGATTTTCACGATTCGCTTGCAAGATGTACACTTGATTTCAATCAGGAAAAACCCTTCCTTCAGGAAAAACATCCTGTGTCCGCATTCAGGGCAATGTACCCACTTGTTAGTCATTTTGCTAACACCCCTTTCAGATACTGTTCGGCTTCGTCGCCTTTCTTTGTAATGGTTTCACCGGAGAAGTAGATGGCGCTCTTTCCGAAGAGCTTTTTGTACTCTTCCTGAATCTGCTCTTGTGTCTTATCGTAGCAGATTGCGTGGCCATATCCTGATCTGTAAGTTCCTTTAGGAAACTTGCTGTACCAGTCGAACCCGATTCCTCGGAAGAATGCAGTATGTGCAATCGGAAAACTCATCCGCTTCAGGTCCATCGGCTGAGAAGCACTCTTCACTTTCACACAGAGCATGTCACATCCTGAAGTATTGTCATAATATCCCTGCACGCAGTAAAGATTGAATCTGTACCCCTGTGCTTCCAGTTCTGCAATCACTCCCAACATTTTCTGTCCGGCATTTATCAGGTCACTCGACTTGCGGAATGCCGGGCAAGTCATCTCATAGTAAATGTCCAGCACCTTGGTTTTGATCGGCTTCAGAGAAGAATTCACCATGGAGTTCGGAAGTCCCATGATAGCATTCGGGATAATCGGGGCGAATCCTGCGACATCATTGTAGGTTTTGAATCGTTTCCCCTGACCTGAAGCGGTAATCCGCATCTTGGTTTTTAAAGCATCAACCACAGGCTGGTATCCTTCACGAAGCATCTGCATGGCTTCCTCTTTGCTGGCGCCTACGAAGCGTCGGTTTTCGTAATGATCCTTATCCCATCTCCCAGCGGTTTGGGTTCGATTTTCCAGATCTGCGGCAACCTCCTGTGCACTATTATACATCTCAATATTGAGATGCCCTCCGAAGAATTTTGACTGATATGTTTTGATAATTCCCATGGTTCATGACCTCCCTTTCAATTCAGCTTGAACATTGTTCCGTTCTTGCTCTTGGAAATAATTCCTTTTGCTTCCATCCTGCGGATGATTTCAGCGACTTTGGCAATCTCTTTGGACTGGAACCTTCCATGCGGGAACTTGTACTCTTCATATCCCATCACTCTGTCAATGATTTTGACCAGCTCTTCATTGAAGTGATACTTTCCGTACCCACTCTTTGGCAGAGCCTTGATGGCATCGATGATGGCATTGGCTTTTTCTTCCTTCGTCATGGTTCCTTGACCTCCCTTTCCTTGATTGCCTTTCGGCATAGCCATTGTATCAAATCTTTTTCCAATTGTCAATAGTTTTTCATAAAAATTAATAAGAAAATTTCCGGGTCATCAAGCGATGGCCCGGGAGAATGCATCAGCGTATTCGTTGTGCACAGTCATGTTGCTCTTCAGCATGGTCAGATCGTCCTTCTCCAGTCCTTTAATCAGGCAGGTCTGGAGCATTTCAACCTTGTCCAGCAGTTTTTCCATCTTAGCCATCCTGCTCATCGCCCTGTAACTGACTGTGATGTACAGCCCTGACTTTTCAGCGGCCTTGCGGAAGTCCCTGCAGAACTTCACCAGCTCTGTGTTATTTCCGGTCACATTCATCTCAATCCGCTCATCGTAATCAATTTCGATCATGGCGAATCTGTCAAGGGATGCGGCATCAAGCGTGTTCCTTCCGACGTAGGAAGAATCGGCGCCATGCCCTGTGGTATTCCCAGCGGCGATCACTCGGAAGTTCGGATTGGCTTCAACCTTTCCGATCGGAGCAGGAAAATCAAAGTACCGATTCGCAATGGCGGCATTCAGGATAATCAGCACCTCTGGGATGCTGGCATCCATTTCGTCAAGCATGAAAACCCCACCGTTCGTGAAAGCCTTGTAGAACTGGGATTCATGAAATGTTCCATTCGCATCGGTGAATCCGGTCAGCTTGTATTCCTGCGTAACCGCATTAGTGAAATAGAAGTCAAGCCCCAGAGCCTCGGCCACCTGCTTGCAGATCACGTTCTTACCAGAGCCTGCGGGACCAGCGAGATAGACTGGCTCGTCATTCGCTACAAACTTCAGGACTGTTTCAAACTTGCTGTGCTGTACCCCCGGCAGTTCCTTCTTTCCGAACTCACTTATCAATGTGACCTTTTTCTCAATGGTGCCGTAGGTATCGATGATGTACTGATCAATCTTATCGGTCAACCTTGCGGTCACATTCTTTTCGATCTCATCGGATTTCATCTGGGCGACCATGTTAGTGACCACGCTGGCAAGGAAGTCAAGTCCCTGATTAGCCTGTGCCTGTGTAGGCATCTGCGGGACTTCCGCTTCTTTCTTAGCGGTATTGCGTTCATACTTGTACCAGTTTATGAAATTGGTGATGCTGTCATCCTTTCTCTCGGCCCATTCTGAAATGGCTTTGCGGATGTCGCTTACATTAGATTCATCAGCGGCAATAATCGACTCAAATTCTTCTCCGCGCTGTACTGCTCTGTAACGAGTCCCCACTTTCATGTTGAAGTAGGAAATCAGCATCCTCGTTGCATTCTCGTGTTTCATTGGTTCTGTGACCTCCTTTTCTTTATCGCCTTTCGGCGTAGCCATTGTATCAAATAAAAATTCCTTTGTCAATACTTTTTCATAAATTTTTATAAAGAAAAGTTTTCCACAGGTTGCAAGAACAAAATCGGGCCATTTTGAGGCTTCTGGGAGGCTTAAAAATCGCATATGCCTCTGGAAGCCCCAAAAAGGCCCCTGTCAGCTCTTCCACTTTCAAATGAGTATTAATTCATCTTAAATTCTACTCAAGATTCTGTGGAAAAGTCTGGTAAAAATCGTTACCAGATTTGACATTGTTTATAAACCTGTGGAAAACTTGTTCCAAGCCCTGATCGCAAGCCATATTGTCGGACGAGAATGTCCACACCAATGACATTCCTCACATTCCAGAAAGAATCGCTTCATTCTCTGAGAATAAAAATCGTTTAACCCAATCTCAACAGAGCCACACTCTGGACAAGGATGCGCCTTACTCTTCAACCATTGCCAACGTCTTTCAATTCTATTATACCTGCTCATTTCATCTTCACCATCCTTTCACCGTCAGCACAAAACCACGTTTCTGCATTCCCATGCGTATGACAGAAGTCACACATTCCAGTTTCATCTTTGTAATGTTTGCAATCCTTGCACCGGACAACATCTTCCTGCTCTTTTAACAATTCCAGAGTGTCAATAACAATAGACCCGATAATCGTTATGTTGGAAAATGCACGAGCGTACGGCTCGTAATTTTCCAATTCTTTTATAACCTTCTCCCTATCAATCATTATCAGCCCGCCTCTCTCCATCAGCGCAAAACCATATTTCTGCATCCCCATGTGTATGACAGAAGTCACACATTCCAGTTTCATCTTTATAATGTTTACAATACTTGCACCGGACAACCTTTACATATCCATCCCCATAAACATCCAGCAACTTTGTGAGTCTTGGCATATGCTTGATTGCCCTTGTCAAAACTCCAATGCGTTCATCCTTCTCTTTCAGCTCATTAAGCACATCCAGCGCCAAAGCTTTTGGAATACTCACTGACTGATGCTCTTCCTCGCACACACCTGGTATTCCCTCACAATCCCGACATCGTGGTTCCGTGATGCAATTGCGAAACTTATCAAATGTTGTCATCCCACTTCACCGACCCTTCCTCTGTTAGCCCGAACATATAATCCAACCATTTGCAAAACAACCTCGCTTTTTCTTCACTTCCGAAAGAAGCAACCTTAACCATCTGATTCGGATTGTCTGTTCCAATCCATAAACCATGGTTTTTCCCAAAGCCGTCAACCTTCTTGATGGATATACTGACCTGACCACGTTTGTATGTCATTCCACTTCACCGCCTTTCTCCTGCCGCGCAATAAAAGTCGCTATCTAAATACAACGGGTCACCACCATATGTTCCGTCCTCATCACCTTGCCAATATTTGCAATATTTAACTTCTCCGATTGTCGTAAGCACAGCCTGTCTGCAATCCTTACACCGGACAATCTCCGGTTGCTCTTTCAGCAAGGCAATTGCATCTGTATACATCTCATGCAGTTCCCAGTCGTCTTGAACTAATTCACAGTCTTCACACTTTCGATCACAGTCGCCATGTGATCCCTTCAGCATACACTCGTGCTCAATCTCCAGAAGTTCGATTATTCGTTTTGTTTCCATCATTTGCCCTCCAACCTCTTCTGCCAGCGTTCCAGCTTCATCTGCTTGTAATCTCGTATAACATTTCGGTTTATACTGAGCTGATCCAGATAAAGCTCAACATCACCTATTTCCTCCAGAAGTTTTTCATACTGCTCATCTTCATCGACAGGCGTAGGATTCGTTCCATCATAACACCTTCTGAGCTTCAGAGCGGCTTGCGCAAGCTCGGCGCACTCTTCAGCCAATCCAGCTAACAGCTCACATACAGGCATCTTAATCATATCTACCTCCATCAATGGAAATCAGAGAAGCTGTACTGCTTCGGTGCATCCAACAGTCTGATCTGCTTGTACACAATTCCTTTCGCTTCACGCTTCTTCTCCGGTAACTTTTTGCCTATTTCAGCGAAAAACTTTCGACTTGTCATCACATACTCATTATTCTTTTCGGCCCATCTCACATAGGCGGCGTACAATTCATTTGCAGGAATTCCCTGCACAACCGTATAGTCAATTTCAATGCACGAGTCGGTGAATGCCTGAAGTAAATCCATTTCGTTCTTGTATTCATCAGTCGCCTTTTTCACACAGCTCGGCATTTCAAGCCCTTCTTTTGCATACAGTCGAACACCATCCACAGCCCAATGCAGAATCTGAGGCATTTCCTCCCGAAGCTTGTACTTCAGGTTTTTATCCACCTGACTCTTCGGAATATTCACCTCGAAAGGAATCAGGCGAATCCGTCTCCAGATACCCACATCAGTTCCTCGAATCACAGGCTTATGATTCGTGGCAATCCAAATCTTAAATTCAGGCTCGTACTCAAACTCGTCACCGAACAGGAATCTGCAAGTAACCTTTCCTCCACCAGTCAACTGTTTGACAAGCCCTTCATTCAGTCGCACGCCCTCGCTCGGTTCCTCTGATGTTACGAACCTAACTGACTTCAGCCTCGCAATGTCAGAGTTCGGGCCTCCACCAGTACCGTCCTTCCGCATCATGAGCGTATCAGGCTGTGCGTTTGCTGCATAACCTCCAAGCATGTCTGCAATCGTGTCTAAAAATGTGCTTTTACCATTATTTCCTATCCCGTAAAGGAAGAATGCACATTGTTCCCTATTGCTTCCCGTCAGGGAATATCCTACGCACTTCTGAAGGTAATGCACCAGCTCTTCGTCACCATTGCATACTTCATGCAGGAACTTCAGCCAGCGTTCCGGACGCTTCTGTGATATATCATACTCGCTCAAGCAGATTTTCGTCATCATAAACTCTGGCACATGCGGCATCAGTTCCCCATTCCTGAGGTTTACGATTCCGTTCTGACAATTCAGATATTCCTGATAGGCATCCATCTGTTCCGGCAGAATCGGAATCCCTTCCAGGTGCTGTGTTTCTGCCACCATCGCATTCTTCCGATTGGAGTTTCCGCAAGCATTTACAAACTTCAGGAATTTCTCACGCTCATCTTCATCTTCTATCTCAAACGCCTGTGCCTTCATATCCGAAAGCACAAGGTCTGTATACTTCTTTATTTCACCAGTATCATCAAGCGCCCATGTTTTGCCTGTCCAGTAATACCATTTCTTTCTTGCATAGGAATATCTGATTTCCCCATTGCATCTGTCATAAAGCCTGTGAGCGTTTCCGGTATCGGTTCGATCATACTGCTTCTGTTTTGGTTTCTTCTTTCCGAAAAGCCCAAGCGCAAGCTCTGTATCATCGCCACCCCTTTGCGGAGTATAGACCTCTGAACAGGTCGTGATAGCTTTTGCCATCGTCATCTGTCCATAAGTGTTTTCGCCTCGCTTCTCATCCCATTTGGGACGCATCAAGCCTGATGAACGAAAGATTCGATCTATCTGTGTTTCATCCTTCTGACACCAGAAAGCAAGCTGTCCACACAAGGCAAGGTCTGCCTCTGATTGCGAATTGAACAAGCCCTGCCATGCACCTTCATACAAAAGCTGGAATACCCTGCCTGTCTTACAAGCCCTCGCTTTATCGATAATATCAGTATCAGACATCTCAAGCCGGACGAACTGCGTATCTCTGATCGTCTGCGGCGTTAATTCAGGCAAGTATTTACTGTGCAGGATTTTTATGCGTTCTGTACAGTCTACGATCTTATCATACTTTGGATTATACTGATTTCCAGTCATGATAAAATATCGACCTTCTGAATACATCTCTACTCGGCCTCTGCGACGTCCACCTTCAGGCAGGACTCCCTTGCAGATAATATGTATTCCATTCCCTGATTTGGATATCTCGTTATACGAGCGCAGCCCTTCAACGAATTCATCCACAAAATCCACATCGTCAAGGCACTTGTCCAAGTCCACTCCGAAATAGGGCGGCGCAAACTCGAATCCTACACCATCAAATCCATACTTCTTCACTGCCTCCACAGCAGTATCGTAATCAGACCATGTTGATGGGTTGTTGCTCATCGCATTTCCACCAGTGTAAGGATTTTTGGGAATCTTATCCTGAGTCCAGCAGACCCATTGTTTAAGTTCCTTCAGCTCTTGCGGAATCATCTAACCCCTCCAACTTTCCCGACAGTACCAACGCCGTCGCCTCACAAATAATCTGCCATTTTACGATATCCAACATCTCAAAAGGAATCCCTTTCCCTCGCTGTCCAGCATCCTTTTGTGTGGTCATCCCGATCAATGTGTAGACAGCATCCTTCAATGCAGGAATATTTGCTTCGTGGTGTCCATCTTTCAGGAAGTCCCACATGGAATCTTTCAAGTCATTTGCAGGATTCGTCATTCCAACCTCCTGTACAAGGTCAATCTCTTTTTCAACCAGTTTTTCAGCATGGACATATCATCTTCAAAGTCCCAGATCGTCCCGAATTCTTTACCTCCGAACTTTCGCATCACTCTCCCTGCTGATTGCGTAACCGCAATCACATCCTTGATCGGAGACGCCATCACCAGATGCTCAAGGCATGGAATATCAAGCCCTTCCTTTGCAATCGCATATGTCGCAAACAGTACCCTGATCTTTCCATCCCTCACATCCTGTAACATCGTCTTGCGCTCGCTCTTCTTAGCAGTCGATAAAATGCCTTTGCTATAATCGCACAGTTCGGCCAGAATTTCAAGATGTGCGACTCTTTCACTCAAAACCATCACCGGGCCAAACCTTGCGGCTGAGTTTATCGCATCAGCCACGACTGCATTCCTTACAGGGCTTGTGGTGCAGTTAGTTATCAGGCTCGTATAATTCAATGTTCCATCTGGCTCAAGGACTTCTTCGTAATCCGGTTCCCAATGCGTTTCAATAGGCTCAAGGACATTTAATGGAACAGTCGTATCTTTTACCTGATCCTTACTTATCTCGTAAAACTTCGGACCCAAAAGCGCATACATGGCTTGTTCCATTCCATCGCCACGCTTCGGAGTAGCTGTAAGTCCGATCTTATATCGTGCTGATAGACTCGAAAGAACCTTCCAGAACATCGTGATCCTTGTTGGTGTTCCTACGCACCTGTGACATTCGTCTACAATGATCACGTCCCAGAAATCCTTAAATAGACTCAAGTCTATTTTAGACATAGTTTGTACAGTGGCAAATGTGATGCCCTGACTCGCATCAATCTTTCCATCTGTAATCGTTCCCATTGGAACATCAAGGTATTGTTTCGCCCTGTTCATGCTCTGCTTCAACAACTCGTGCGTGTGAGTCAACCACAAAGCCCTGTATCCACAAGCGGCCATAATGGCAATTCCTATCTGAGTCTTACCTGAACCACATGGCGCAACCAATACCCCATTTCGGGCCAGAATGGCGCTTTTTAGCGCTTCTATCTGATAATCATATAAGTTACCTACCTTTCCCCAGAAGCACCTCTCAAGGTCAACTAGATGCTCTGAAGGGCCAACTGTAACTCCAAGCCTTTTCAGTTCCTGAAGCATCCCAAATGGCACGATCATGTCATTCCCTGACCTCTGCCACAGGACTATATCACGAGGCGTGTTCCATGTGCTTTTTCCAAGTTCCTGCTTTTTGATAAAGTCAGGATTCGGCCATTGCAACCGAATCCTGAGGTAATCAGCCAGCTCTTTGGTAGGCGACTCAATCCTTATCACATTGTCTGCATGTGCAATCATAGCGGCCTCCACTCTGGCAGTTCATTCACATCGATACTCTTATGTTCCATCCACATTTCAGTATGAATATGTGCCAGATCCATGTAGCGAATTTTTTCCTCTGCATAAATCAGCAACCCAATGTGTTCTGCGTTCACTTTCCTCTGAACCAGTTCAAAGGCGTTCAACTGATTTGCTTCAATCCTGCTGAATGGGAACCTGTGCCCTTCTGACAGCACCTTTGCATCGTATACACAGATCGTATCCCTGCGAATTGCAATGATGTCAAAGGGTTGTTGCCCCGATTCATCAGGATGAATCCTGTGCACCCAATACCCTGCCTTATGCAGTTCTTTCACACAGGCGTTCTCAAACTGTCTCCCGGTCATTTTCCATTGCCTCCAGAAGTTTGTCTGTCAATTGTGCAAGTCTGATGTTCGCTTCCTTCATCCCTTCAATTGCGGCATCCGCAATGCTCTTGAAAAGCTTGTACTGCTCGCCAGCCTTGTCCAGTTCTGCATTAATTTCCTGCTTATTCATGTTACACCTCCATCAATTTTAGGCAGGGCAAATGCCCTGCCTGAATAATCACCACGGAACATCATCATCTTCAACAGGAGTGAAAGCTTCACGCTTCGGCAGTTCACCCTTCCACGGAGGAAGTTTATCCTGCTTATCTTTATGAATGAACCATGCTACCTTAGAATATCCGTTCTCATCAATCTTCACATGAGCGGCGCCAGCCCTGCCCACATAGCTCGCAAGGTTGAAATTGCCATCCTCAATATCAAAGGAATCGAAAAACTGCGTCAGCTTCTGGTTCGTGATCTCCGGGCGCTGATCCATGAACACGATGTAATGCCAGAGCAGGGAATTGTATCCACTCACTCGCATCTTAATCACCAGCATGTCATTCCCGTTCTTGCTCTGCGCCTGTTCCGCAGACTCGATCACTACACGATGGTCACCCGCAGGAATCTGCTGAAAGGTCTGTTCCGTTCTCTGAAAGTTCCAAGCCATCTCTTTATTCCTCCCTCAAATGTTTCCGGATTTTAGCTCCGAGCAGAATTATAAATTTCGCAACCGCTTCGGTTTCTTCCTCATCATCAATATGTTCCAGCATCTCGACAAGCGTCTTTGCGACTGCAATATCGAATTTCTCAATCGTAAACTTATCCATTCAAAAATTCCTCCACAGCGCAAGCCTTTCTTGTATCCCTCTGATTCTTAGCGTACACATTCTGTGTCGCTTCCATCTGAATACCTCTCTGACCTTCCTTATTCGTGCGAATCTTTCCTACTACATCGCAAAGTCCGCAGATATTGTCTACAATCTTAGCAGATACCTTCGGGTACGAGCGAGTGTAATAGCTCCCATCCGGATTCTGATAGTTCTCATTGGTCTCCCATGCAGTGATGTACACATTGACCCCCAGCGACTTCAGGAATCTCAAGGTGTTCACGAGCTTAAACTGCATATACTGGTAATCCGCTTGTGCAGGGACTCCTTTGTTCTTGCCCTTGCTCCCGAGATCGGAAAGAATGCATCTTTCCAGCTCAGAAAGGTTGTCTACGCAGATGTTCTCGTAGTCAAGTTTCCCTTCATCATGCATCCTGTCCAGCTCTTTGAGCTTGTTCTCCCAGTCATCCCAAGTGTGGATATTATCGACCTGCCACACATCTATTCGGTCAAAGTCATGCACCACTTCATTCTTGCTCATTGTCGGAATAAAGGTTCTGTCAATGTCAAGCACGAGTGTCTTTCCCTTACTCTGCTCACCGATAATTCCGAGGAATGTCGACTTGCCCACACCCGGTGCGCAATATGCAAGGCAAGTCACAGGCTGTTTGGTCTTCACCAGTTCTGAAAGTTTCACGTTCTTCCTCCTTTCTCAAATCCTATGTACTCCATGCTTGGATCATAGTTCCTGCAAATGCTCATGTACTCGCAAGGTCTGTTCCACTTCATGCAATGGGACGGGACTCTGTAATAGAATTTGCAATCCCTGATTTCCTTTGCCATCTGTTTGATCTCGGAATCAAACTCTTCGATTTCTTCAGGACTTCTGTAGACATTGATCGTTCCGATCTTGGTAGCGGTATCGATGTCGTACCAGTATATGCATCTCTCTCTGAATTCTTCATCAGTCTCTGACTGTTTCTGACGAATCGTCGGAGTTTTGCAGACTGTGTACAGGATATTGTTGGTTCCATATGCCCACATGTAAGTCAGAATCTGCTCATCATTCTGCAATCCAGCAATGTAGGCTTCATCAAGGTCAGAGCTTGTGGTCTTGTGCTCAACCAGCTTGCCATCTGCAAGCCTCCCATCGCATCTCCCCACAATCGTATCACCATCTGGAAGGTCTTTGTGAAACCATTCCTCGACTGCCTGAACTTCTCCAATCTCGGGCATGATGTACTTGCGGAATGCAAGCGCCATCGCGTCAGTTTTCGGATCGTCCAGCTCAAATCCTTCTCCACGGAGAAGTAGTTCCACCTTCTCGTGATAGGATTTTCCACGCTCAAGGACTTCAGCAGACTGAACAGGGCGTACATCCTCAATGTACTTCAGCTCATACTTGCGTCTGCAAGCCTTGAAGCACTGTATCCCGCTGTTACTTAGACGCATTCTTCAGTTCCTCCAACTGTTTCTTGACCTTTTTCAGCTCATTGACTGCGTCCAGAATGTTGTCCATCTGGTCTTCAGGGATGTCAGCCTTCATTTCCTTCCGCAATTCCTTGACTTCTTCCGGCGTGCAGTCAATAATGATCCCAGAATCGATTCCTGTAATGAACAGTTTCTTAAAAGTCTTTGCAAAAGAATCGTCCACATTCTCAAGCAATGCATGTACCGCACTGGTAAAATCACTCATGATTTCAGGAATGGTACCAGAACCAATTACCTTAACAGCTTCACCCTTCTGCACATCAATCTTCAACATTGTTTTCTCCATCCTTTCTTAATACCATTTCGATCTTTGCCTTTGTCAGATTAGTCGGTTTCCTCTTCTCTGTTTCAATCGTGTTGATGGTCATTACATTGACCTGACATAGATTTGCAAACTCTTCCTGCGATACATTGTGCCTCGCTCGGTACTCAAGTATGCGATCCTTCAGACTCATCGTTTCACCTCCTTTCTGTACCCATTGTAGCATATTCTTCAGTATAAATCAACCCCTTTCTTTATTAATTCTGTGTAGTATAATCATACATTTCCTATTATTATATAAGGAAAAAGAAAATATATATAATAATAAGGAAAATGTATGAATATCCTACACTATCCTACATCAGGTGTACTTTGAAGGATCATTCCACCATGGTGTAAAGGCAAAGGGAATTTCATACCAGAGCGTTCCATCAATCCTCGAATGAAAGCTCGTAACCAGATGTCTATACTGATATCGATCAATCACACGCTCTGTATCTCTCGTAACCCTGCATTGTAGATCGGAGCACCAGTTTCCACGCTGTTCAGGCGTAGTCACCTTCACGATTTCTTCATACAGTTCCGCAGGACTCGCAATCATGATTTACCTCCAGTTTAGTATGGGTATACATACTTGAAGTTGTTTCCGTGTTCCCAAGTCATATGCTCGACCTTCAGGCGCATTGTGTCCTGGTCCATACTGATGCGATACTCTTCTTCCCCGATCTTCACATAGCGTCCTCCGCTTGTGAGCTTACCTCCAAAGTGTTCTGCGATTCGTTCCATATCTTTCTTACTGAATTTAGCTCGCAAAAAGTGATACTCGTCCAGATAAGCTTGGATTTCTTCGATCATACTTTTTCACCATTCATATAGATTCCATCGTCGTTCCAGTCGAACTGCTCGTCATGATCGTAGCAGTATTCGTGTGCGATCAACCGGATGGCTTCAAGCACGCCCTCGATCCGCCCCTGTGCGTAAATCAGAGATTCTTTGCTCATCCCATTGTCGATCTGACGCTTGTAATTCTGGAGCTCCACCTTTGCTCTTCCTACCAGCATTTCCGTAGCTCTGTTCATGATTCTACCTCCATATACTTATTAGCAATGGCCCAACCCTTTTCAGTCAAGCCAATGTAAACTGAACCGTGCTGTTTGCCTTTCCTGCCCCACCATTCGGGCTGGTATTCCCTGATGTATCCATTGTCAAGCAGGAACTTCTGACCGTTCCATATTTCTTCAAAGATTTCCATACCCTTCTTGGACTCAGGCGAATCATCATCGTGCCCATTAATCAGCGTAGCGACTTCAGTCTTTTTGTCCTCGAAGAACTTGGTTGACCAGTTGCGGACCATCTTCTTACTTCCGAACCCGTGAGCGTTCACAATGGCTTCAGCGTAGCTCTTAAAAATCTTTCCAGTCGTTGTCATGGTTCATGACCTCCTTATCAGAATGCGTATCCTACAATCTTGTAGAAGTTGTCTTTCTGTTCCAGCTTTTCGATGAATTTATCCATCGCCTTTTTCGTCTTGAAAAACTTATCCTTCATCACCAGTCTGTCATTGCGGTCAAATTCCTGCCACTCGACTCCGAATGGATACTCTTTTTCGCTGTAATACTTTTCCATGGTTCTTTGACCTCCCATCAATATTTGAAAATGTCCGTCAGGCTGTTCAGGTAGGTGATCGGGTATCCAGCTTCAAGATAGATTACCAAGTATTCATCGTGCGGGTCTTTTTCCGTGACCTTCTGCGGCAGGAATTCTTCACCCTGCACAACCTCGAATGATTCAACCCCTTCCAGATCATACTGGAAAACTTTTTCTGCATCCGCTTCGTACTTGCTCTTGTCGTATCCTTTAATGTAGCACTTCATGGTTCATTGACCTCCCTTTCATCACTTCCCTTGGTTCGTATATAGTGTACCACTAATTTCGATAGCTGTCAATACTTTTTCATAAAAAATTATAATTATTTTTCGATCAATGGCGCAAATGCTTTACGCATTTCTCTGGCCAGCTTTTTCTCCGCTTCAGTCAGGGCAACCTTTTCCCCTTTTACAATCGTGTACGGCTTGCTCTTCAGCCTGTGCACAAGGCGTCCTTCCAGTACAATCTTTCCGCTCGGAATCTCAATGTAGATGTTCATGCTTCTTCCTCCAGCTCAACATATTCTCTCACAACCTGTAACGCCTCTTCATAGGAATGACTGATTGTTGCCCGTTCCATCATCCTGCTTGCATCCTCTTTACGACCCTGTATAATCAATATCGCATATGCCTGTCCCAGAATGTAGAATATGTTTCCTGATTCACCGCTCTTATTAAACACGATCTTGTCCAACATTCTTCTTTTCCTCCAATATCAGTTTATCCGCAATCGTAATCAGTTTGTCCAGCAAATCCTGAGGCATTTGCTCGCCTTTTTCCCGCATGGCCCAATAGGCTTCGGACCCGAACTCGTAAGCGGCAGTCAGAACTTCCATTGTGTCACCTCCTTTCAGTATAGGAACCATGCGGCTTTTCTCAACCACACGTTCTCATCCGCCTTGATGTGATTCAGCTTCTTCTTCAGCTCGGACTTCCGAGTCGTATCAGCATTCGCCATCTGTGCGCCCAGCTTATTAATCCTATGCACTATGGCCATCCTGCGTTCCAGCTCTTCCTGCATCTGCACAGCAGTCAGCCCTTCAGTCCCCAGAGCCATAACCTGTTTGATAGTCATTTTTCATTCCTCCATCCAGTCAAGCAGTCGTTCATAGATCTCGTCAATCTCTTCGTCAGGCATGGACTCAAGGCGTCCCGGCTTGTAATACTGCCACTGTCTAATGATCTGAATCTTCAGTTCGCGTGCGCTCATGGTTCCTTGAACCTCCCTCTCTTGATGTACCCATTGTATCACCAATCTTAATACCTGTCAATACTTTTTCATAAAATTTATGAAAAAGTTTTGGCGCCAGTTCTCTGGCGCCAGATGTCAAAACTTTTCATAGAACAGCTCGCTGGAGCTTTCGGTAGTCCAGATTTCAGTGCGGAAAAGTTTCACCTGCTTTTCTTCGTGGAACTTCACCCCGCGCACTTCGTAGTCAAGGTTCACAGTCTCGTAGGCGGGTTCATTGACTTCAGTCAGCTGGAATCCATCATCGAAGATGTAGGTCTTCACATACCTTCCATACTCATCCATCGGAGAAGTTTCAACCTTCCAGTCGGCTTTATTGTGTGCTTTAATCCAGAGTCCTTTGTAGGTCAGAGCTGTCATATCAGCGGTGCGGGTGATTTTCTTCATGGATCATGTCCTCCCTTTCTCGATCAAGTCCCTTGATCTGTAACCATTGTACCACTAATCTTGATACCTGTCAATAGGTTTTCATAAAATTTTATAAAGAAATTTCCCGGCCATTCACTTCTTTCAATGTAAAGTATAGCTGTCCCCAAATTAAGGCAGTCTTATATATATCGGGATTTTCACTGTGCATCCGCATTTTTTCGATGGTTCCAATTACCTGAAGAGGAACTGCATACAGATTGGACGGATCGTAATTCATTCGATCTCCATCAAGAAAAACCACGCACCATCTCCATGGAAGAGACTTGCCAGTTGTCTGCTCCCACACGATGTTCTGCTTCATCTTCCAGTTAGCATTCCGCTTCCGATCTCTTTCCTGAGTGCTGACCTCATTGCGTACATGGCAGTCTCTAACCTTCACCATCATGCAGTCATAATACTTGTTGTATCGCTCTGTCCCAACGGGCAGGAAGTCATTGCTCTTCCTGCAAATCGGAATACCGAACTTGGTCAGAACTCTCCGCAAATGGGTTTGTCCCAAAGGTTCAGCGAATTTCTCGCTGAACGCTTTGGCACATTCCCTTGTACTCATAGTTTCCATAGACTTGCGGAGGAATTCGACTTTCTCTTCAGTCCAATCGTGCGTCTTCATTGCTCGGCTCCGATCATCTCATAGGAAACAATCTTTTTCAGATTGCGGGTTTGTGACGCAAGTTTTTCAATACGCAGAATCAGGTCACCATTATTGATCATCTGTTTGGCAATGTTCATAATTAGTGCACTCTGTTCGTTGTCCTCCTGCCGTTGTTCTGGGGTTTTGTTTTCCTGAAGCGAGATTTCAATTCTGTCCCCGAGAATTTTCTGTACCTGAACCAATGTCATATTTGACTCCTCTCTTTCTCCAGTGTCTGGCACTGGCTACGAGAGTCCTGACGGACTCACGTCTGCCAATGTCAGTCAGAAGTTCATCGCCATTAGTTTGTCGATCATTCCACGTTTCTGAGCGATTTTCCGTTCCAGACTGCGAATCATGCCCTTTGCCCATTCGGTATCGTGTACGCTTCCTGCTTTCAGGTTCCGCTCGTACCGCTCTTTAGCATCCTTTAAAGCGTTTCGCTCAATTCCTGCAATTTCATCTTCGTATCTTGCTATCCATGCGTTACGCTCTCTATCGTTACTCACAGTCATCGCACTGACTCTCATGTTCGTGCCTCCATCATCAAGGAAGAATATAGGCAATGGCAACGCCCTTGTAATCCTTCGGCGCAATCGCCTTGATCTGTTCCCGAACCTGTTTCTTAGCTTCAGTCAGAGTTCCGTATGCCCAGAACTCGTGACCTTCACATTCGAATCCCCAGTATCCGTATCCACCCTTCGGGCCCTTTCCATACTCTCTAATGTACTGACTGTTGCTGAATTCAATCTTCATGGTTCGTGACCTTCCTTTCGTTTGAGGCTCTTGCCTCATCTCTGTATGTATTGTATCACCAATCTTGATGCTTGTCAATACTTTTTAATAAAAATTTATAAGAAAAAATATGGCAGGACGAATCCTGCCATACTTTTATAGGTTTTCAATCTTGCGTATCACGCTGTCGTAAATTCTGGGCTGAAGGATTTTCATCGAATCCATCAGCTCGTCCATGATTCGCATCACACCATCAATCGGTTTCCCTTCAGTCGCCTCCAGGAATTCCGAATCACCATAGCGTTCCGCAGCTTCTGGAGGCGGCGCATAGGAATACAGCCCGGCGTCCTTTTCTTCCCCGAATAGCTCTTTCCTGATTGTGTAAAATGCCGCCAATTTCAGACAGGTGTTCGCATTGGGATTACGTTGTCCCTGACATTCCGCAATGGCTTCCTCCAAGTCATGCTTCGTTATCATAAGACATCACATCTCTTGTTCCAGCTTCTGAATGAATCGCTGAGCGTCCGTCTGCAAATTCTGAGGCAGTTCCTGCATCATACCACGAACGCTGTTCGCAAGTTCTTCAATGCCATCAGTGCGTGAATATCTGCCCATCGAATCTCGCCTCGTATTCCTGCGTGCATATGCATAGCGGTTTCCTCCATAGGAATAACGACCGTCTCCACGCATGGAATTGCCTTCTTCTTCATACGATTCGATGATTTTGCAGATGTTCTTGATGGCATGGGACAGTCTGTCTACCACTTCCAGACTGCCAGCAGTCAGTTCCTGCGTGCCATATTCATTCAGCTCTTTCATGAGCTTTTCCTTCAGTTCGTACAGCTCGTGCATAATTTCACCTCCTCTTTAAGCAATTCGTGAAACAGTCATGTTTGCATTCTGAACAAGGATTTCAGGCGCAATACCACCAGCGACAGCAGGCGTAGACACATTCTCCACAGCGACAGTAAAGCAACAGCCTTTAGGAACGGTGATAATCGCCGTACTGGTCACATTGAAGAAGTTCTCTGCTGTCGGAGGATCTGTCGCCACAGCGGCAGGTGTCACAATCGCCCTGCTCGTCAGGATCGGCTCACCATCAATCGCAAGCGCAATCGCAATAGGCCCAACTGTTCCACCTGCAGGAATGGCAATGTTGCCATTAAAGGTTACCTGATACCTCGCAAAGCATCCGCTCCCGTTCACGATACCACGGAGAATAATAATCCCTGATTCATTCCTATGCAGTACATATCCACGATTGCAGGGAATGTTATCATTCAGGATAATATTCTGTCCCGGTTCAACAAGCTGAACCGGATTGAAAGTATATTCTGCCATAGCTGTCACCTCTTAAATGTTGTTACACCCACAACCGCATCCCTGATTCTGATTGCAGGTGAAGATGGGCGTCATGCCATACACAGGCATGGACGGAACAGGACAACTGCGCATTTCCTGAATCAACTGATTAGCAGTAGTGGCCTGACCAGCCCGAATGGCGGCAGTCTGCACATCCTGAGAAGCCTGTCCACGAGCGTACAGCAGTTCCTGACGAAGCTGTGCAATCGTATCATTCTTCTCATCGATCTTGTCCTGACAGAGCTGATCCAGAATCCGCTGAGTGGACGCAGTCTGAGCAGTCAGAAGGTCACGAATGCCATCGGACAGCGCAGCTCGATCCGCACAGTTCTCGGTCGCAATCGTATACTTCAGGTCATTGGTCGCCGCTCTGTTATCACAGCAACACTGGGCCAGCTGTGCCTGAAGGGCAGTCATCCCCTGCGTGTTAGCAGTCTGGGCCGCAAAGCTCCGCTCAAGGTCAGCGATCTGATTCGTGTACAACTGCTGTGCGATAGCATTCTGAGCGCCAGTCACAGCCGCTGTAGTTCCTGCAAAGCCGGAGCACAGACTCTGCTGAACTCCCGCAAAGCCCTGATTGACGGTTCCCTGCATGTCACAGCAACATCCACAAAGCTGAGTGGAAAGACCAGAGATGCCGGACTGAAGACCATTCAGACCACCCATTACAGCCGCCTGATCAAACCCTCTCTGCACATAGCCGCCACCATTGTTATCAGTAATAACAACAGGCGTGCCAGCACCATTACCACTATTGTTGTTGCCCCAGTTTCCACCGAGCGCCGCAAAGATAATGATAAGCAGAACAATCCACCAACCGTTACCATCACCGAAGCCGCCATTGTTGTTATTGCCATACCCAGTCGGGCCGACAAGCATCGTGGCAGGAATGCCGCTTCCGTTTTCATCGTTCAAAGCCATAATAAAATCCTCCTGAGTTTATTTATACTCACCGCCCTGTGCACCGAACGGGTAGTATCAGAGCTTAAACATCTGTGCCATCTGTTGTGCCTGATTCAGCATTTGCTGATTTATTTGTCCAGTCTGTGTCAGATATTGAATAATCGCCTGAGGACTGTTCAAATTTGAAGGAACGTTGTATCCAGCTCGTTGCAGTAGTGCCATAGGATTCTGCTTCAACTGCGTAAGCATTGCCATCGGTCCCTGCATTCCTCCACCAAGCATGTTAAATAGCGGGTTAGCCATTCGGTTTCACCTCCTGATGAATCACATTGTGTAAAACCCCTTCTATTTCGCCTTTAAATGCCTCAAATTCGGCCTTTGTCGCATAACTCGATAAATCCATCGTCTGAACAACGGAAGGCTGAGAGGCGGCATTTTGTGCCTTTTCTGTGTATTCAAAAATTCTGAGCGGTAACGGCATTCCTGATGCATCCGAACTCTTCAGGTAAAATCTTTGAGATTCGCTGTCCATCAGCAATACAGTCGTGTTAGGCGCAACCATGTAAGATTTTGCACCTGACTCTCCCTGCACCCAGATAAGTCCATTGTTATTCTGTGGAACTTGCACGGGAGTATAAGCCTGTGCAAGCTGTTGTGTGTAATACTGGTTTTGATACGGATTGTAGTATGCCATTATTCCTTCCTCCAATAGTAAAGCGGTAATTCCTTTGAACTATCCCAACTGTCGTAAATATCCCCGTTCACGACTGTTGCCACATGACCGGGTAGGGCAACCACAAAGACACCTCTGGGATGATCCCTCGAAAACTCTTCCAACGTGTAACAGTCTGGGCAGGTGTTAGGAATGATCTCTCTCTTGAATCCGTTCTGTCTGAGGACAGATCCCCATACAGCATTTGAGCTTATGACATCCCCCATCAGAAATCCGTTCACCGCAATCTTTGCATATGCACTTTCCCAGTCCGTGTTCAGAGCTTTTGCGATGGCACGAACCGCACAGTCCCCTGCTCTCGACTGAGCAGGATTCGGGTTGTACTCTTTCCACACTCATCACCACCTCGTGGAAATTTTCGCAAAACAAAAGCCTGTTGACGATGAAGTCAACAGGCAGTTTTCGTGCATTTTCCACAGGTTTATCCACAATGTATTAATTGGTATGAATCTTTACCAGAGTTTTCCACAGAATCTTAAGTAGAAACAAGGATGAATAAATACTCATCTGAAACCTGGAAGGGCTCCAGACCCCCTTGGAAGCCCTTAAATGGGCATCCTTGATTTTTGGGCATAAAAATAAGGCTAAAATCGCCTTTCTGGACGACTTTAGCCTGTGGAAAACTTTACTCTTGCGAAAACTCGTTCTTGACCACGGTAGACAATTGTTTTGATCTGTCTGACAGACATATCGAATTCTTCAGCGAGCGGCTCGAAACGAATCCCATCAATCAATCGTCTTTTCAGGATCGCTCTGTCACGCTCCGAATGAATGTATTCGTCTATTGCTTCCGCAATCTGCGAATTCGCATAGTCTATCATTTCTTTACCCTGCCAGTTCCGTGACACATATTGCACACTCTGTAGCCTTTTGCAGTAGTGCCTTTCTTGACACGAACTCTCGTTTTGACGGTGCGTCTAATCCTGACCTTCTGTATCGCCATATGTCAAGTCACCACCACTTGCGAAATTGTGATGCCCGAACTGTGTGGCTTCGACTTCTACCTCTTCCCAACTCTCTGCTTCCTCGAATTGAGATTCATAGACGAAAAAGCCTGTCGCCATTCCTGCCATGAGCACAATCAGGATCAGGATTGTAATCCACAACCGTCTGATGGTACGTTCTGCCATCGCAAGGGCGGACTCTTCCTGAAGACGCTTGTATCTACATTCCTGACAATTCATTTTAGCCTCCCAAGAACAGCTTTACGAGTGTGGCAATA